GCAGTTCGTGAGTGATAAAGAGGCAGCACAGATTCGTATCAATGTGAATCGTTCGCTGCGTGAGGGTAATGTACTGCGTGTCGAGGACTTCAATGGCAATGTAACACTCATGCACCTCTACGGTTTGATTCAGTTTATCAAGGAAGAATGCCTCAGTCAGTGTAGAGTATTGAACGGACCAGAAGCATACATCAACCAAGACAGAATTGATGCCGAGGGTTATGTCTACTCATGCGAGGGTAAGGTATACAAATTGGTCGATCGCAAGCAGTTCAGTGTTGCTAACTTCAATAACACTAAGTTTGAACAACTGGTTGCAGTCTGAGAGGACTTATGATATAATAGAGGCACGACAGTTGTTGATACTTAGGGACAGTTATTTGGGGGCGTTTTATGTCGTCGCCCCGCCCCTTAGCTAAAACGCCCTACTACTGTAACCTACACTGTATGTCTTTTTCGAGATAGATATAAAGTTCAAAAAAAAAAATCCTGCAGGTATTAGACCCTTTCAAATACCTCCGAGCAAAAAAATTCCCCCCAGGTAAAAAGGACCCTGTAAGGTTCGCTACTGATATATACCAAAGAGGTGCGTAAATTTACTATGAACATTTCAATCGAGACCTATGAGAAAGAACTACTCATAGAGGCACTTGAATATAGATTAGAGAATGACGAGGGATTAATAAGGGATTATAGTACAAAGGAAGAACTCACATACTTGTTAGAGAAGTTAGCAGATGGATACTAAATAATTTTAACGAACGTTGACCTGAGTGAGTGTTCGTTGAGTAACTTGCGAAGCAAGAGACTCTGTGTTATAATAACAATGTCGGTTAATTCATTTTCATGGCTAAAGGATTTACAGTAAAGACTGCTGCACCTACTCCGAAGAAAGTAGAAGACTTTAATTTAGAAGCAGCAAAAGAAATGATTCGTGGTAAGACAGTAGTATTTTGTCTACCTGGAAGAGGAGTATCATACACATATTTGAAGAACTTTGTACAACTGTGTTTTGATCTAGTACAGTCTGGTGCAAGTATTCAGATTTCACAAGATTATAGTTCAATGGTGAACTTTGCACGATGTAAGTGTTTAGGTGCAAATGTTCTCCGAGGACCGAATCAGAAACCTTGGGATGGAAAACTTCACTATGATTATCAGTTATGGATTGACTCTGATATTGTGTTTAATACAGAGCAGTTCTTCCGTCTTGTAGCAATGGATAAGGATATTGCTGCTGGATGGTATATGACTGAAGATGGTCGTACTACATCTGTTGCACATTGGTTAGAGGAAGGAGACTTCCGTAATAATGGTGGTGTAATGAATCATGAGACTGGCGAGTCAATGAGTAAGCGTAAGAAACCGTTCACTGTTGATTACACAGGTTTTGGATGGGTTCTGATTAAGAAGGGCGTATTTGAGAGTTTACCTTATCCATGGTTTGCTCCGAAGATGCAAACGTTTGAATCAGGAGAGGTCCAAGATATGTGTGGAGAGGATGTGAGTTTCTGTCTGGATGCGATTGAGAAGGGTTATGAGATTTGGTGTGACCCTGTAATTCGTGTGGGGCATGAAAAAATGCGCGTGATATGAGTGCTTATGTGTTAATGGTGTATTATGGTGGGTGGGGTTATTCCCGCCCGTTTATTAAAAAATCGCGAAAGAACAAATTATGGCAAAGATTAAGAAGAGTCTAACTGGTAACTTGATGATTGAGTCAATTCCAAAGAAGACTCGTCAAGGTTCAGGACAACATACAAAGTATGCTGCATCATCCGGTAACAAGAAACCAAAGCGTTATCGTGGACAAGGTAGAGGTTGAATAGATAAATCAGTTGTTAACTTTTGTATGTCCTGTTTGATTGCAAATCTTCCTTCACAGGAAGTGTGGGTACGTAAAGAGTATCTAACGGATCATCAGTCTGGTCATGGAGAATTTGTTAAAGGCGTTTGGGTATCGGTTAAATCGATTCCTGGACGTGCTTTTTATTTTGAGACATACTTACCAGAGTATGCGGCAATGTACGATAAATTGCCTATCAGTGCCTTTGTAACCGATCCTGAGACTCCTACACCTGATATGAGTCTACCTAACCTGCAATTCTGGAACTGCATGGACTACGGGGTTGTATCAGTGGATAAGAAGTTCATTGGTTCAATGGACTTTGAGTGTTATACACGGGATCATGGTAATGTTAAGGGCACTTATGTGTGTACGATTGACAATTATCATCATGATCCAGACTATGTTGACTATGCGACCAGTGAAAATCCTGCTGAACATAAGTCTCATAACTTAATTGAGTTGGAAAATGGTCAATATGCACTCTATCCAAACAACAGATTACGCATTTATGATAATAGTCTGACACCAGTCGAACCAAAGATGCCTGATTTTAAGGTATCAACTCAGTATTACCAGGTTGAAAATGGATTTGATCGACTTGGAATGGGTCGTGAAGATGAATATTTCTGGAAAACTGCCAAAGAACAAATAAATAACCAAAAAGAGGAGAACAATGGGTAACTCACCAGTTGATAGAAATGAAGCATACATGAAAGAAGTGTGGGGTACAACCAGTTTGATTACAGATTATTGGTCATTACCCAAAAATGCACCTCAAGATACTCCTGTAGAGTTGAAAGAGGTGCTAAATGATGAAGCAAAACCTATCGAGGGTGATAAAAAACAGGTGCTTTCGGAAGAATCGTCTTACGATTCAATTCCAAATCGTTACTAACCATTATAGATAGTATGTTGAAGTGTATCGGAACAGATGCCAACTAAGCGATCACGTAGTTTTAGGGATATTAGTCTATCTTTTAAACGTCATCCTATAACAAACGATGTGACAGTCCTTAAAAATGAGGATGCGATCAAAAAATCTGTTATAAATTTGATCCGAACTAGAGTTGGAGAGAGATTTTTTAACGATATTTTAGGAACATCTGTTGGTGATGCACTTTTTGAATTAGATACATTTGATAATGATGTATTGAGGGAAGAAATTATTACATTATTGAAAAATTATGAACCTAGAATCGAACTGACCAACGTTTTTACGGAGACTCAGACAGATACTAATGATTTATTGATTCAAATTGAGTATGACATCGTTGGATTACCACTTCCTACACAAGCTATAGAGTTTATCTTACAACCTTCCAGGGTATAATGGCATTCAATCAGTTTACCAATCTCGATTTTAACGATATCCGAGAGCAGATAAAGGATTATCTGAGGTCGAATAGTAATTTTACGGACTTTGACTTTGAAGGGTCCAACTTTTCGATCCTAATCGACACGTTAGCATATAATTCATACGTTACTGCCTACAACACTAACATGGCAGTGAACGAATCGTTCATTGATAGTGCGACATTAAGAGAGAATGTCGTATCTTTAGCAAGAAATATTGGATATGTACCCAGATCGAAGAAAGCAGCAACTGCAAGAATCACTTTTACTGCAAATGTTGCAAGTACAAATGCTAGATCAGTTGTATTGAAGAAAGGTGTGGTTGCATTAGGTGGTGCCGATAATTCAAACTACATTTTTTCAATTCCAGAGGACGTTACAGCATCTCCAAACTCTTCAGGAATTGTAGCATTTAGTAATATTGAGATTCTTGAAGGAAATTTACTGAAAAAAACTTTTTTAGTCGATGATTCACAACCGGATGCAAAATATATCCTACCAACAAGTAATATTGACACCTCTACGATTCGTGTTCGGACGGTTGGGACTGCGATAGAAGAATATACACCATATACAAACATTTTCAACGTTAATGCTGAGACTCGTTTGTATCTTGTACAAGAAATTTCGGACGAAAAGTATCAAATTCTCTTCGGAGACAACATTTTAGGTAAAAAACCACCCAATGGAAGCAAGATTGAGGTTACTTATATTGAAACAACTGGTGGAGCAGCAAATGGTGCATCCAATTTCACTTTCTCTGGTCAATTAGTTGCGAAAAGTGAAGGAAGAGACCGAAATGTAACAAATAATATCTCTGCTGTAACGACCCTACAAGCGGCAGAACAGGGTGATGATATAGAAAGTATTGATACCATCAAATATCTTGCTCCTAGGGTCTATGCATCACAGTACAGAGCAGTCACTGCCAATGATTACACTAGTCTGATACCTTTTTTGTATCCTAATGTTGATTCTGTCTCGGCATATGGAGGTGAAGAACTAGATCCCCCAGAATATGGCAAAGTTTTTATTACAGTCAAACCCAAAAATGGTGATTTCCTTTCTGACGTGGCAAAAAACACTATCAAGAACAAATTAAAGGAATACACCATTGCTGGTATCAGACAAGAATTTTTAGATCTGAAATATCTGTATGTGGAGTATGATAGTACGGTCTCATATGATCCAGGAACTGTTACAAGCACTGAAGACCTGTATAGTAGAGTTGTAAATGCAATCGTAAACTATTCTAAGTCAACTGATATTAATTCTTTCGGTGGAAGATTGAAGTATAGTAAACTTCTTCGCCAAATTGATAATGTTGATGCTGGAATTACTTCAAATATCACTAATCTTGTAATGAGAAGAAATTTGGTTCCTGCATATGACCAACTTGCTAATTATGAACTATGTTATGCAAATAAATTCCATGCAGAGGTAGAAGGTTTCAATATTAGGTCATCTGGATTTAAAGTTTCGGGTATTGATGGAACTCTTTTCCTGACTGATGTTCCTGATACCGATATTACGATTCCTGGAAGACCGGTTCAAGTAGCACCAACAACTGGATCGATATCAGTCATCAAATTTAATGATAATAATGAGATTATTACTGTCATTGCGGATGCTGGAACTGTTGACTATGTAAAAGGTGAGATTATTCTCTTCCCAATCAATATTTCATCAACTTCACTGCCCAATAGAATTGAAATTGGGGTCACACCCGAATCAAATGATATTGTCGCAAAAGAGAACTTGTATATCGTCCTAGATACTACAGGAAAAAGTGTTTTAACACTTAAAGAAGATTTAGTTACTTCTGGATCAAGTAGATCTGGTACAAACTATATTCCTCCTTCAAGTTACACTAGCAGCACGAAATTTACTCGATAAGAAATGTCAGATAGTAAAGTAAAAATCTCCAATATTCTGAGAAGTCAACTTCCAGAATTTATTTTAGATGACAATCCGCTCTTTAAAGACTTTTTAGAGCAATACTATCTGTCTCAGGAAAGTGAGTATGGAACAATAAGTCTTGCCGAAAATATTAAGGATTTAAAGAATATTGATAGTTTTGTAAATCTCAAATTTACACAAACTACGCCAAAACTGACTAGATTTATTGGAAACAATGATGATGTTATTGAAGTCACCAATCATTTGGGATTTATACCAAAAAATGGACTTGTAAAGATCGAAAATGAGATTTTTACATATACTGGTAAAACTTCTTTTGCTCAAAAGGTCACTAAAGTTGAACCAAGTAATAATATTGTTAAACTGACATCTACTGTTGGTTTAGAATCTTTTAGAGCACAGACTATCATTTTTGATACGTCATTTTCGACTGTTATTGCTGGTCAAGTCTATTTTGTTAGTGAAGTTATAGATTCAAACACTATTACAATTTCTGATAATGAAAATGCTCTTGATGATGTATTAGATCTTGATGAATCTAACCCATTAGGAGCAACACTTCCTACTGCTACCAATTTTGCTTTTACTGGATGCATTAGAGGTTTTTCTGGTATCGATAATGTCAGTAATGGTGAATTTTTAAATTTCACTTCTAGTCAGTCTGGTTTTCATGATGCAGGGGCATCTCTTACCAATCTTGGTTTAGTATTTTTAGCAGAATTTTTCAGAAAGTATAAAAAATTATTCTTACCAGGAATTGAAGATAGACAATTTCAAAGCGTTAACATTGATAATATCCTTTCTAGGGCAAGGGACTTCTACAGTTCAAAGGGAACTGATACTTCATTGAAGATTCTCTTTGCTGTTCTGTTTGGAAAGGGTGTTGAAGTTGTAAAACCATTTGATAATACAATTCAAGCATCAACTGCTGAGTTCTCACTTTCAGATGTTATAATTGTTGAAACTATCAGTGGAGACTCAACTAAACTAGCAGAAACAACTGTATTACAAGAATCAACTGACAATCCAACTGCAAAAGGTGTTGTTTCAAGAGTTGAACCTGTGCTCTCGAATGGAAAGTATTTTTATAAGTTATTCTTTCCAAAAGATGCGATTGAAAATACATTCAATGTTAGTAAGAAAACCAAAGTTTTAGGTATTGGTATTTCAGATACAACTCTGACTGTAGATTCCACTATTGGATTTCCAGAAAGTGGTTCATTCCTTAATCCCGACAATGATGGTTTAACAGCAGTCACATATACCGGTAAGAGTGCTAATCAGTTTTTTAACTGTGTGGGACTGTCTACTACTCTTGTAGAGAATGATCCTATTACTGATGGAAACTATATTTTTGGTTATGAAGATAATGATACGACCAAACTCGTTACAATGCGAATCGTTGGCACCATTGTGGGGGTTGCAGATAGTAAAAGTACTACAAGTCAGTTTAGAAAAGGAGATGTGCTATCTGTAAAGCACCTTGGCGAGAAAGTAGATGAAACAGATGTAAAATTCAACAGATGGTTCTACAATAATGTAGTAATTACTCATGTAGAAAAAGTTATCGGAACATCTTCTCTTAGAACTGTAGTTGACCACCACTTACATCTTGGTGATAAAGTAGATATTCTACTGATGAATGATAAGAGTGTTAAAGAAGCAAATTGTACAGTTAGTTCCACAATCAATAGAAAAGAATTTTCGGTTACTGGAAATAGTCTCCCATTTGATGTAAATACAAAGTATCTTATCAAGAAAAAACTTGACTTTGCAAGTACAAATTTCAATAAGGACGGTATTTTATCAAATATTCAAAATACCTTTGTTGATATAGAAAATAACACATATGTTGCATTCTCGGGTCTTCCTGGTTACGATAACGTAACAGTCACTGATAGATCTAAGACATTTAGTGCTAGCAATATAAACGTAACTGACAATTTGATTACTATCAACAATCACGACTTTAAAAATGGCGAACAGTTAAATTATCAATCAATTTCTGGAACTTCCGGTATTTCAACAGGAAATTATTTTGTTTCTGTAATTGACAATGATAATATAAAATTAGCATTTAGTCGTGCTGCTGTTGATAATCAAGTATATATTGATATTGCCGGTATTGGAACTATCAGTGAACATAAATTGACTCCATTTTCATTATTTGAAAAGAATATAATCAATCAGAATAATTTCAAGAGAATTAATAGAATACCAAAACTTGCAAATGATCATAAAGATATCGTTGGACCAATTGGTGTTTCCTTGAATGGTGTTGAATTTCAATCACCAATTTCAAGTGATTCGATTTTCTTTGGTCAGATAGACAAGGTTAATATTCAAACTGCTGGAACCGGTTACGATGTTGTCAATATACCAGAGGTTGGAGTTGCAAATACTCTAGGAAGTTCTGGCGCTAGTTTCGTAGGACAATTTAAAGGAAAAGTTGTAGATGTTAGTCTTACTTCTCCTGGTTTCAACTTCAAAGATACTCCCACGGTAACAATCTCTGGAGGAAATGGAACAGAGGCAGTTGCTGAAGCAAGGATAAGAGGATTTACTTATTCTGTATCTTTCATTGATTCTGCGCGAGGAAATCAAAATTCAAATAAAATTAGTATAGCAGAAGGGCATAGATTCTCAGATGGAGAAGAAATTATATATTCTTCTACAGGAACTCCTATTGGTGCTGGAAGTACTTCTGTTGGATTTAGCACAACTAGACTAACATCTGGTGCAGTATATTTTATCGCAAAAATTAATGATACAGAAGTTTCACTTGCTGTTACAAGAAAAAAAGCATTATCCAAAGATGTGATTAATATGAATGCCTTTGGAAATGGCACTCATAAGTTTACATCAAGATTAAACAGAAAGGTTATTGATAGAATCAATGTCATAAAATCTACTGATGATTTCTCCAATAAGAAAGTAATTGTGGATGCTGTAGCATGGCCACCAGCAAATCAGAAAGATATCTATAGTTCTTTTGTTGGCGTTAACATTGAATCAAATTACATCTATGCAAGAAACCATTCATTCAAAACTGGTGATAATTTAGAATATTCATTTGACGGAACTGCTATTGGCGGACTATCAACAGCAGTAAATTATAAGGTAACTGTCTTAGATGAAGATAGATTCATTCTGAGTGAAGCAGGAACAGCAACCACTATCAGTAGTGTTAAGTTTGACAAAAAATCGTATGTTAACCTTACCAGTGTGGGTGTAGGTACACATACATTTAAGTATCCACCAATTGTCGTTAAAATCAATGGTATTGTTTCTACTGGAAATACTAGTGTCACTCCTTCATATTATAATGCTACTGGCGTTCCTGTGGTTCGTGGAAGTCTTGAGAATGTGTTTATTAGAAATGGCGGAGTTGGGTATGGTGTATCCGATGTAATAAACTATCAGAGAGATCTGGATATTAAGGTCAAGACAGGAGAAGAAGCAGATATTAAAGCAGTTGTTGTTGATGGAAAGTTAACTTCAGTATACGTTGCAGAACCAGGTTTAAATTACACCTCTCCACCAACAATTAATGTTGTTGGTGCAGGTACTTTAGCAGAATTAACTGCTACCATTGTAGATGGTTCTATTGCAGCAGTCAATGTTATCAATTCTGGTATTGGATATGACCAAGATACAAAAATTGAAGTAATCCCAACTGGTGTTGGTGCAAAGTTGAATGCACAAATTCATGAATGGAAATTCAATAATGTTGAAAGATATAAAAAAGTACTTCAACTCGATAACCCCGCAATCCCCAAATTAGATAGACTTAATAGAGAATTAGTTCAAATAGATTCTGGAACTAGTTTGAAAGAGTCTAAAGTAGTTGCTTTTTATCCTGGAGCATTCTATCGTCAAATATTAGAAGATAACGTTGATTCCGATGGAAATGAAAAGATCACAGGTCTAGACCATTCACCAATCATTGGATGGGCATATGATGGCAATCCAATTTATGGTCCATACGGTTATGCAATTCCACTCCATAAAGAAGGTCAAAGTAACGGTGGAATTAAAAAAATCTTTTCAAGTTACGAAATTGATGCAGAAACTTCTGATACTCTCAGACCATCTGGATTTAATAATGGATCTTTTACACAAGATTATCTTTATAAAGCAAGTGGTGATCTTGATGAATATAATGGAAGATTTGGTAAAACTAAAGAATTCCCTAAAGGAACGTATGCATACTTCTCTAGTATAGATTTTAGCGGGAATCTTGCATATCCATACATTACAAAATCACATTACAATGAAACTGATCTTTTCAACTATGATAGTGAGACTGATCAAAGTGACTCAACTCTGAATAACGGTTCGTATAAGAGAAATGTAACTTATCTTGGGTTAAATGATTTGCATAGAGAATATACATTCTTACAAGATCCCATTTCGTCTAAGGTACAAGTCGATGTAGATGCGATTAAATCTTCTAGAATAAATTCCGTCAATGTAATTGATTCTGGTATTAATTATAAAGTTGGAGAACAAATCAATTTCAATGAACCATCAATCGATGTAGAGATTGAGCAAGTTATAGGACAAAATATTGTTTCTATCGGAACTAGTGATACTGTACTAAAAAATACTATTTTTAGCGTGATAGGTAATGTGGTGACTGGTGTTACTACAACTCCACATGGTTTCCTTGATGGTGATATTATTGAAATTTCTGGTATTGGTTCTGCAACGTATAAAAACATTGAAGGTTTTAGAACGATTGGAGTAGGTACGGTTCTAACCAATATGAAAGTTGCTGTTGCTGCTACTACAGCAACAGGTATTAGCACTGTAATTTCACTACAAGCTTCTACGTTTACAGAAAAATTCGTAGAAGATGATATTATCAAGGTTGGTGGTGAGTTAATGAAAATTGTCGGAGTTGATACCGTCAATGATAAATATAAAATTACAAGAGTTGTTAATAATAGTACTGCTAGCACTCATGCTGTAGGAGATTTGGTAGTTAAGCAACCACAGACGTTTAATTTCCTTCTTGATAAAAAGTTAGAAAATAAGAATTTAAGTCTTCCATACAAGCAAAACTTTGAAGTTTCTGCTGTTGGTATAGGTTCTACTTATACTTCAATTGTTGTTGGAGTTGCTGGAAGCACAAATATCACAGTTTCGATTCCACCAAATACAATCTATCTGAGAAATCATCAGTTTAAAACTGGTGATGAACTGAGTATTACTTCTATTGGAGGTACAATTCGTGCTGCTACAACTGCTTCACTTTCTCCTTTCTTTGATATTTCTACAACTAATCTCTTTGCAGTCAATGTAGGAACTGATTTTATTGGAATTGCAACCTCTAGGGCATTCGTTGGTATTAATTCCACTTTATTCTTTGTTAATGATTCTAGTGGAAATAGTCATACATTATCACAGGTAAAGGATAATATTACGGGCATTGTTAAAAAGGTTTCTGCTAGGGTTGAAACCAGTGTAGCACATAGATTACAGAAAGAAGATGAGGTTAGATTACATATAACTCCCAATGAAGTTCAACAGTTTGTGTTCAAGTACAATCCGGTTTTGAAAAAACTGGTTGTTAATCCTAAGACTTTTGTTCCTACTGGAATTGCAACTGTAACTACATCAGAAATCACATCAGTAAATCATGGATTAAGCACTGGTGACTCTATTGCTTATGTAAATGCTGTTGGTGTTGCAACACCTCTCCAGAATAATAGAGAGTATTTTGTAATCAAAATAGATGATGACAGATTTAGACTTGCGGAAACAAATTTTGATGCGAGAGCATTCCCATATCAAAACATTACTATAACTGAGCAGGGACATGGAACTCATGAAGTTTCAAAAATAAATCCAAAGTTAGATGTCATAAATGGTGGAAGATTCGCACTAAACACTGGAGATACAAGTCTTGATGGATTTGATATTAATTTCTATAATGATAGAGAGTTCCAATCTAGATACGAATCTACTCTGATCACGAGAGACGGAATTATTGGTGATGGTAGTCCTACCACACAGATTATAATTGATATCAACAAAAATCTTTCATCTAGTTTCTATTATAGACTTGAGGGAGATGATACCAAGTATACAGATACGTATCCAACATCTACAAATGTAAATGTAGAAAATTATTCCAATATCCGCATAGTAGACTCCAAATTTAATCAAAACTATAAAGTTGCCTCAATTGGAGTAGGCACTGATCACTCCTTTGGATTTACTTTAGTTGGGTCTGCCGAGACAAACTCATATACTCCTGCGGGATATAGCACTGGATTCTATTCTACTAGTTCCCCAACTGCAATTGGTGGAATTCATTCAACCAAAATTATAAATGGTGGCGTCAATGTTAAAGATTTTCCAGCAATTACATCCATAGGAACTACTACAGGAGTTTCTGCAGAACTGGAGTTAAGTAACACAGAAATTGGTGAAATTATAGATGGGATGGTATCCTATCCTGGTATTGAATTCTCAGAAGATAATACCATCAAACCAAAAGCAGATAGTTCTCTTATTTTGAGACTTAATAATACTAGAACACTAAAATCAATTGGTATTGTTACTGCTGGATCTAATTATAATGTTCCACCAACAGTAATTGCAATTGGGAATGATTCAATTGTAACCAAAGCAACACTTGCAGGTGGTTCTGTCGAAAAAATTGAAGTTATTACTAGTGATAGTAACTTGGGAGATAATCTTAAAATTATTGCAACTTCTAACTCAAATGGAGTTGGTGTTATTGGCGCTAATTCTTCTAATGGTGTAAATGAACTTTTCCTTAGAGCACCAAATGTTGGATTTGGAATCACTAATCCGTTTCCATTTAATATTGGAGATAAGATCTTTGTAGAAAATGTTCAAATCACTAATCCTACTCTTGCGGATGGTTACAATTCAAGTGATTATGATTACCAATTCTTTGAGGTAACTGCTCGCAATACTGCTAGTGGAACTGAAAGTATCAGTTATAAACTTCCTGATTCAAGTTTTACTGGTGGCACATATAATATTGCCCAGAATGCACAATTCGGTAGAATTATCAGAGTAAGTGATCTTGCAACATTTACTCCAGAATTCCAATCTGTTAGATTTGTAGAAGGTGAAAAAATAGTTGATCTTAATGATTTAAATGTATTCGGCACTGTAGCAAAAGATGGTTGGGATGAAGAGTCAGGCATACTAAGACTTAATGAAACTAATGGTGTATTCACCAAAGATACAGTCATTCGTGGTGTTGTAGGTAACTTTAAGGCAACTGTTTTAGAAATAAATGAATTTAATTTTGAGTTAAATGTAGGAAGTGTTTCTCACGATAATGGAATATGGTTGAATGATGTGGGCAAATTGAGTGATAGTCTTCAAAGACTTCATGACAATGATTATTATCAAAGATTCTCTTATAGTATTCGTGGCGAAATTGAATTAGATAAGTGGAAAGAGACTGTTGATAGTTTAGATCACACTGCTGGTTACAAGAATTTTTCAGATTTACAGATTATTACAGTACCAGAAACGGGAGTAAACGCAAAACAAGTTGACCAAGAACTCGGTCTTAAGGTTGAAGTTAATAGTGAATCATCAGTACATACAAGAATAAGTTATGATCTTGCATCTGAAGATACCGATTCATTTGGTATTTCAAAGATTATTAAATTTGATTCTAAGATAATTACTGACTATAATGAATCTAGAACTAATAAAGTTTTGATGATAGACGATATTAGTTCTCAGTTTAATGGTATTGGAAACTCTGCTGGTCAACTTGTTGGTCTGAGCACTTTCTCTATATTCAACAATAGCAATTCAATGCTTCACCATTCGGTTAACCCTACGACTGGTATTGGTGCTAGCACAATTTCAATTGTGGACCATAACTTTAGTACCGGCGAAGAACTTGTATATGACCCAACTAATGCTGGTATTAATACCGGATCTAGCATGAGTATTGTATCTACTAATGTTGCTGGTATTGGTGCTACTACTCTTCTTCCTGAAAAGGTATTTGCAATCAGAATAAGTAAAAATCAATTTAAAGTTGCTGTTGCAGCAACAGAAGCATCTAATGGAAATCATGTAACATTTACCAATACTGCTGGAATTGGTCTTACTCAATCCTTCTCAACAGAGGGTGATCTTGCAACTACTAGAAGTATAATCACGATTGACAATATCATTCAAAGTCCTATTGCAGTGAAACCAGTAGGAGTTGCTATCACTATGTCCGAGGCTGTTGGAGTTGGTTCAACTCAAATTACAGTCAGTGATATATCAAAGATTGCAGGTAAGTCTCTACTTCGATTTGGAACTGGAGAAATTGTTAAAGTGGATTTAGTAGGAGCAGGTAATGTCCTTAATGTTCAGCGTGGAGTAATGGGTACTGTTGCTGCAGCATATACTGTTGGCACCGCCAGTAGCGTCGTCTCAGGCGATTATAGAATCAAACAAGGTAAGATTTATTTAAGTGACGCACCATATGGACCTGCCGGTATTGGTTCTTTAACAACTCGATCGAAGTTCTCGGGTAGAATTTTCTATAAATTAACATACAATGAAAATACAATTTTTGATGATATCTCAGATTCATTCAATAGTACCACTGATCAATTTGCAATAACCAGCAGTGGTGTTGCGGTAACTGGTATCACTACCAGTCATGGTGCAGTTTTAATCAACAATATCTTCCAAAAACCATTCCTGTCACCAATTGGTTCTGTCTTAGTCGCTAATTATCAGATTGAGAAAACTGCGAGTGGAGAAGATATTAATTTCACCGGAACTTCAGTAGTTGGAGATCTTCCTCAGGGCGGTATAATCAATGAGTTTGTAGTTGGAGTTGGTAGTGGTTATCAGTTCCCAACTCGTGCTATTGGTGCTGCAGTTGTAAATGGTTCTGGTGTAATCACAGGAGTCACAGTTGGTATTGGTAGCACCGGTATTCGTTCCGGTGGTGCTGGTCACATATTCCCGCCAAATGTTTCAATTGCTGATTCGTTGGGTGGTGGATCTGGTGCTGCAGTAACTGCAATTATTGGAACCGCTGGAACAGTTACTGGATTTAGTGTTGTATCGGGTGGTACTGGATATACTCAAGCAAATCCACCTCAAGTATTCACAGATGAACCTGCACCATATAAAAATCTTAGACTAGTTGGTAGCAGCACTGGTTCTGGTGCTGAGATGGATGTTGTTGTTGGAACTGGCGGTAGCATCATTAGTTTCAATATGTCTTCCACGGGAAATGGATATAAGGAAGGCGATGTTCTTACACTTCAGGGTCTTCCATTCCAGTCTGGAGTTAGCACATCTCACTTCACCGTAACTGTTAAGAACAGGTATCAGGATAAGTTCTCTGGATGGACATTCGGTCAACTTCTTGAAGTAGATGACTTTAGTAACCAATTTAATGGTGCTAAAACTCAATTCCTTATTACTAGAACAGAGACTACCAAAGAATTCTACAGTATCGTTGCAAAAGAAGGATCTGGTATTATTCTCCAAAATAACTTCTTAGTTTTTCTAAATGATGTTCTCCAAAAACCAGGAATCGATTATGAATTTAATGGTGGCACTAGATTCAAGTTTAAGGAAGCACCAAAAGCAGGAAGTACGTTTAGAATGTACTTCTACACTGGTTCTGATCAAGACTACAGCGCGATCGATATCGATCCAACAGTCAAAGAAGGTGATGAATTGAGACTTCAAGTTCAAGATAATACTATCAGTCAAGATCGAAGAACCATATATGCACTAATTGCTGCTGATACTGTTGAGACTGAAACTTATACAGGTGTTGGTATTAGTACTGATAGTTCATTCCTGAGACCAGTAGAATGGACAAAGCAAACTTCTGATCTTATTATTGATGGTCTTAGAATTCCTAAAGTAAGAAATTCTCTCGAACCACTATATTATCCATCAACAAAAATTATTGCACCTGTTGGACCTACAGATACTACAATATATGCTGAAGATGTTTGGTCATTTGAACAAATTGATAATCTTGGACAAACACTTAATGATATAACAGTCACAAGTGCAGTAGGAGTTGGATTGACTATTCCACTTGTTGAAACTATAAAATCAGTTGGTTATGATGGTGACTATGGACATATTCTTGATGTTACCACTGCTGCATCAGGAGTTAACTCATTACCAACAATTGTATTTGACTTCTTCCCACACCCACAAATTTATTCCCAATCAGGAAATCCAGGTACGATTCGTAAGACTGGTATTTCTACAGGAGATTACTTTGTAGTCAGGAATAGTGTTATTGGTTCTGGTGTTACATCAATTGATGGTGATGTGTCCACCACTGTTTCCACTGGAACATCTTTTATTGATAATGTTTATCGTGCTGCTCAAGTTGTCGCTATTGGTGGAACCGATACAATTCGCGTATCTACAAATGTTATGTCTTTGACGGGAATTAACACTAATACTCACGATCAAACAGATTTTACCTATGGATCGTTTAGTTGGGGTAAGATAAATATAGGAAGTAGGAATGGATCTGAATTTGTATTCCAAAAAAATGATCCACTTTCTGGTCTTAGTACTTCAGCACACATATCAAGAACTACTGAATTAAAAGCACAGTACTAAACACAGTATAAATAATCAAAAAATCGGACAGACATGCCTGCCATAATTACTGACCAATTTAGAATTTTGAATGCGGAGACATTTGCTAAGTCTGTGACTGGCATTGGCACGACTTCAAATTTTTATTATACCTTCTTGGCGCACCCAAATCCCACCAATGTTAGCATTGAAGAATATGGGGATACTAACTGGGAAACAAATACTCCAGATCCAAGAGACTCTTTTCAGCAGGAAAATAGATATCATGACTCTTTACTTTTCTTGAATAAGATTGGTATTAATGACTTTGCAAGAATTGTACCCAGAATTAATTGGTCTTCTGGTATAACCTATGACATGTATAGAGATGACTATGATATTACCAATCCTGCACCACAAACTAGTGCGAAGACATTATATGAATCTCGTTTTTATGTCGTAAACTCTGAATTTAAAGTTTATATTTGTATCAATAATGGTGCAGGTCCAGGTGGTTTTGAAAAAGGACAACCATCACAAAATGAACCAACTTTTGTTTCCACTGTTCCTCAAAAAGCTGGAAATGGAAGTGATGGATACCTCTGGAAGTATCTTTACACAATCTCTCCTGCAGATATTGTTAAATTTACAACAGAGAAGTATATACCCCTCCCCCCAAACTGGGGAGATTCTAATACTGCAGCAGTAAAGGATGCTGCTGTTCGTGGAAGAATTGAAACAGTACTCATCAATGATAGAGGATCAGGATATACAGCAGGAACTTATAATAATATAGACATTCTCGGTGATGGTGCCGGTGGAAAGGTTACTATTGTTGTAACTGGTCAACAAGTCACTAGCGTTGAGGTTACATCTCCAGGGAAAGACTACACTAGGGGGGTAATCAATTTCACTGCTGCTGCTGGATCTGGAGCAGTATTTGAAGTTATAATACCACCAAAGGGTGGTCATGGTGCAGATATATATCGTGAACTGGGTTCATATAGAGTAATGGTTTATTCTAAGTATGATTCCTCTTCTGATTTTATCTCGCAGAATACATTCTCAAGAATCGGTATCGTAAGAAATCCAACTGAATATGGAAGTACAACTTCTATTCTAAATACTAATACCGCAACCTCACTTGGTGCATTGAAACTGAAACCCGCAAGTGCTGGTGTTCAAACATCCAGCACCATATATCCAATAAATGCCGAAATTCGTCAAACAGTTGGTTCTGGCACTTCAGTTGCTGTTGGTTATGTCGCATCTTGGGATCGTAATACTGGTGTTTTGAGATACTACCAACCTGTTGGTTTATCTACTATATCAAATAATAACTTTAGAAACTTTGATTTTGAAGGCAATACTAATGCAATTACTTGTGTCGGTATAACGGGAGATGCTTTATTTCCCGATACTAGTTTTACGAATGTTTCTAGTATATCACAAAGTGGAAAAGTTGTTAATTTAGGACAAACTTTCATACTTGGAAAGGCAAATCCAGAAGTTGAAAAGTATTCAGGTGATATCATTTACATTGATAATAGAGCACCAATCAGTAGATCTGAATCACAAAAAGAAGAAGTAAAAGTAGTAGTAGAGTTCTAAGAACATGACCCAGAACACCAATTTAAATGTTTCCCCTTATTTTGACGATTTTGATGAAGTTAATAATTATAATAAGGTGCTGTTCAAACCTGGATTTCCAGTTCAATCCAGAGAACTAACTACTTTACAATCTATCCTTCAGGGGCAGATTGAAAAGTTTGGACAACACTTCTTCAAAGAAGGAGCAATGATTGTTCCTGGTGGAATAATCTATGATTCAAATTATTTTGCAGTTAAGATTGATCCTACTTTCTTAGATGTTCCTGTTTCTGTATATACTTCATATCTTAAAGATAATAAGATTGAGATACAGGGTGAAACATCTGGCGTTAAGGCAACCGTGGTCAATTGTATCACTAGTGCGGAATCTATTGATTCTGTAGACACTATCTACGTCAAATACACTTCTTCTGGAATTGATGGTATAACACCAAAATTTGCGAATGGTGAAACTTTAATTACATTAGAAGATATTAAGTATTCTTCTACTACTATTCCTGCAAATAATGCATTTGCAAGAACTGTTGTATCTGAAGCAACATCAACTGGTTCTGCTTCCTCAATTAGTGAGGGAGTATTTTTTGTTAGAGGATATTTTGTAAAAGTGCCTGCAGGTACTGTAATCCTGGATCAATATACAAATTCACCTAGTTATAAAGTTGGTCTTCAGATTTCAGAAGATATTGTAACTGCTTCTTCTGCAAACCCTGATTTGTTTGACAACGCTAAGGGATTTTCAAATGAATCTGCTCCTGGTGCAGATAGACTTAAAATGTCTGCAACTCTCGTTAAGAAATCACTGACAGATAATAATGATGCTAACTTTGTAGAATTGTTACGTTTAGATAATGGACTTTTACAAAAGTTAGTTAATAAGACTGATTATAATATCTTCAAAGATGAACTTGCAAGAAGAACAAACGACGAGTCTGGTGATTATTATGTTAAGAGATTTGCTGTCGATATTAGAGAAACTTTAAATGACAGACTTGGTAATAAGGGCATATATGCACCAGGTCAATTAACACAGAGGGGTAATACTCCATCTGACGATCTTTTCACCCTTCAGATATCCTCAGGTAAGGCATATGTAAAAGGATATGAAATTGAAAAGATTGGATCAACTTCACTTGATAATGAAAAACCAAGAACTACAAAGAAAAAAGAAAATGTCAGTGTTCCAGTTAAAATTGGAAACAATATTCAAGTAGAAAATCTTTTTGGTTCACCAATAATTGGATTTAACACTACATCTACTGTAGAGTTAAGAAATCGTAGACTTGGTGATAATGGACAACTAGATCCTTCATCGGAAGTTATTGGTAATGCCAGAATTTATGATTTTAGTAAGAAAAATATAGCGGGAATTGGCACAGAAAGATTTGATTTAAAACTTTATGATATTCAAACATTTACTACTCTGACAATAGGACTTGGCGTCACTGCTCTAAATTCTGCATTAGTTAGAGGCGTATATAGTGGAGCAACTGGTCATCTTAAGGATGCAGTTGCAAATGCAACAACGCTTAACCTATTAGATGTAGCGGGTCAGTTCCAAATTAACGAACCAATTGAGATCAATGGACTTGTTGTAGGTAGAAATATTACAGCAGTCAAAGATAATGATATCCGTGATGTCAAGTCGATTGGCACCACTTCATATACTTTTGCTTGCAACGTTGCAATGCAACAGACCACCAATCTTATCGAACCTGGTTCATCATTCAAGATTAGTGGAGCTGATACGGGTGATCCTACTGGTCTGACCACAGTAACATCACCATCTGTTGGAGACTTCAGAAATGTTCCTGTAAGGGTTAATGACGTTGTTCAATTCACCATACCAGGTCAAGTTCTGCCTACGTTCAATAGAGTAAGTGCAGTTTCTGCTGGTTCAATCAACTTGGTTGGTGTAAGCACAGTAGTGGGTGTATGTACTGGTGGCACAGTAAAGATTGCTAATGTTGGTGCTGCAAATAGTCTTACTAATATTCAAAACTTAAATGTCGTTTCTGGTATCTTAGAAAAAGGAAATCGTCCAGGAAAAACGATTTCCCTTCCCGATAAAACTATTTCTTCTATCAATCTTCTCGATAGTAGTTACATCGTAAGAAAGCAGACAACAGTTAATATTGGCGCAAATCTACAACTTAGTTTTGCTATAACTGACTTTGGCGATGATACTCTGTTCTTAGAACCGTATAATCAATTTAATTATACTTTAACTTATGCAAATGGACATAAAGAAATTATTCTTGATTCTCAGGTAACAATTTCTGGTGACCTTAAAACAATTTTAATTAAGGGACTTAGCCAAACCGGTAATGGTGCAAAACTTTCCCTTACTTGTAAGAGAAGCACGTTAACATCTAAGGTAAAGACCAGCACAAGATGCACTAATTTAGTTGTAGCAAGATCTAGAAATGCTGGATCTGGTATTGGTTCTACAACATTCAATGATGGACTATCTTGGTCGTCTACTTATCCATATGGAACAAGAGTTCAGGATGAAAGCATTTCACTAAATGTACCAGACGTTACTAGAGTTCTTGCTGTATTTGAGTCCAATGATACTAATGCCCCCACTCTCCCATCAATTATTGCTTCTTCCCAAAGCGATACATTCTCAAATAATGTAGTAGTTGGTGAACAAATCGTTGGTGCAGATACTGGAGCAGTTGCTCGTGTTGTTGATATTGTAAGTGGTAATCAAATCAACTTTGTATATGAGAATGATAAGTCATTCCAGATATTAGAAACAGTTTCACTGCAAAGTTCTGGTATTACTGCAAATATTAGCACTCTTATTATTGGTGACAGAAATGTAAGTAATGATTATAATTTAGACGCTGGACAGAGACAAGAGTTCCGTGATATTGCAAGAATTAATAGAATACCAGGTGCTGCTGAACCAACTAGACAATTGAGAGTTGTCTTTGACAACCTTACCACTGATGAGAGTACAGGAACAGTAGAATCTGTTAATAGTTACAATACTCTCGAATATTCAAAAGAAATTCCAGTAACACCATTAGGACGGGCATCAGATTTTATTGATCTAAGACCAAAAGCCAATACATATTCTCTTAGTTCATCTGACTCACCATTTGCATTTGAATCAAGATCATTCTCAAATTCAAATTGTGAAAGTGCGATAACTGATAAAACTCTTATTGTTGATTATTCTCACTATCTTGGAAGAATCGATAGACTATATTTGACTAGGGATGGAGAGTTTTTAATTAAGAGAGGAGAACCTTCAGAGTTTCCAAAATTACCAGTTGGAAATAGTGAAGGATTTGAAATTGGCATTCTTAAAATGGCTCCATACATGTATGATGCAACTTTTGACACTAAATTGGATCTCATTCCTCATAAGAGATTCACTATGAAAGACATTGGTAGTATTGAGAATAGAGTTAGGAATCTTGAGGATTACACTACACTTTCTTTACTTGAAACCGATACTAAGAATCTTTCAATCAAAGATCCCAACACTGGACTGGATAAGTTTAAGTCTGGTTTTTTTGTAGATAACTTTAGAAATCACAATGGTGCTAACTTAAGGGGTGAAGCAAGATTTGATATTGATATAAAGAGGGGTGAATTGCGTCCACGTTCTACTGAAAGAAATGTTACTCTGCAATTTGAAACTGTAACAACTCAAGCAAATCCAACAAACGCTGATTATGCTTGGGCAAATGATTTTTCTGATGTAAATATCACCAGAAATGGTCCTGGTCTAACTCTTAACTTTGAAGAAGTTGATTTTATTGATCAACCACTTGCAACTAGAACTGAAAACCTAAATCCATATCATATTGCACTATATTCTGGATCAATTGATTTGTCTCCTGCTACAGACTACTGGATTGAAGAAATTGTTCTTGCTACTCCTGATATTGTTCAGGTTGATTCTGTATTCAATGGAATGGCAGAACTACTTGCTACTGAAGATCGTGAAAATGGTGGAATGGCAGCAAGTTGGTGGAATTCTTCCGATTTCACTTGGAATGGTGATGATAGAATGATTGATACCGTACTAACAGGCAGTACAGTAACTGGTAGTTCAAGTGGATCATCTACTAGCGTTAGTCGCACAAGATCTACCCTAGCGGAAGGAGGAGGCGCTATCTCGAACGGCGGACTGGGTATTCGCGAAACTACAACCACTACCACCAACAGTTGGTCAAGTACCACTTTCCGTGATGACTGGCTTGATACTAACGTAGAAACTGGCACTGAAAGTGTATTTGGTCTTGAACTTTCTTCTGGATTAGAAGAGATCAGTCTTGGAGATAGAGTTATTGGTGTTGAGACTATCCATAACTGCCGTTCCAGAAATATTCATGTAACTGGTAAGAAATTGAAACCAAATACAAAATATTATGTCTTCATGGAAAGTGTTGACATGAATGAATTTGCATTTCCCAAGCAATTGCCAGTTACCATGACCAAAGGTTCATTTAAAACTGGTGATATTATTGATAGCATTGTTTTAACGCAGGTAGGAGTACCAAATATTCAATTCCGTGCAGCACAACATAATCATGAGATTGGTCCATTTAATGCTCCAACAACTGTAGTTGATGGACTTAGTTCTTCTTATTCTGGAACTTCCGAATTTATTAATATTGACCTTGCAGATCTTTCAAACCAAACAAAACCAGGACACCTTGGATACGTTAAAAAGGGGATGGTCCTCGTTAATAATGATGGGACTGCAGAGGCGCAGGTAGGTGAGATACAGTTGATGACTGATAGTAAAGGTGAGATACAATTCTCACTTCACATTCCAGATCCAGTTATTGCTGCTAATCCTAAGTTTACTACTGGATCGAGTACAATTAGATTGACTTCATCTGCTATTAATTCACCTGTATTAGACCCAGGCGGTAGTTCTGCTGAAACTGATTATCTGTCTTCTGGATATGCTACTAGTTACGAAGAGCAAGTCCTTGCTATTAAGACACCAGAAGTTGATAGAAGATTTGTTGAGACTCTGGATGCATTCAGACTTACACAATCAGAAAGATCTACAACTAGAACGGAAAATTCTAGTTCATCAAGTTCATCTACAGTTGTTGGTGAATACTTTGACCCATTAGCACAATCCTTCTTAATTACTGCAGAAAATGCTAATGGAACAAATTCAGATGGTGTATATGTAACCGGTGGTGAGGTATACTTCAAGACTAAGGATCCTTCAATTCCAGTTACGGTTCAGATCAGAACCATGAGAGATGGCACTCCAACAACAGTGGTTGTACCATTCGGTCAAGTTAACATTCAATCAAACGATGTTAATATATCTGATGATGGTAGTGCAGCAACAGAATTTAAGTTTGATACCCCTGTTTATCTACAAACTGGATATGAATATGCTCTGGTGCTCGTTTCACCTACAGAGAAGTATCTGGCATTCATCACTAGAATGGGTGAAGAAGACCTATTACTCAAGGCAGTTTATAATAAGCAACCATACCTTGGATCGCTGTTCAAGTCACAGAACCAGTCAACCTGGACTCCAAGTCAGTTGGAAGACCTTAAGTTCAAACTTAATAAGGCAAAGTTTGTAACCAATACTCCAGTTTCAGTATCATTCTATAATAGTGAACTCCCTAGAGTTGGTATTAGAAAGAATAATCCAGTTACTGCATTCTCTAAGAGACAGTTCATTGGTATTCCAGATACAGATACTGCATTTGGAGCTGGTAATGAAATTCAACAAGGAACCAATAACGGTAAGATCTTTGCATTCGGCGGTCCATTATCAGTTAAAACTTCTCCAAGCAATGAGAGTATCGCAGCACTGGTACAACCAACTGCTGGTGTTGGTCTGACCAATGGAACATACACTGGTATTGGATTCACATCACTCACTGGTTTTGGAAATTCTTGCACAGCAAGTGTTACTGTTTCTGGTGGAGCAGTTACTCAAATTCAGGTCACCAATGGTGGTGCTGGATATCAGGTTGGAGATCTTCTACTGATGAATCAACTTGGTGATACCGGAAGTGGTGTAAGAGCAACTGTTGGAGTTTCAACTAGAACTAACTTGTTAGTTGTTGATAATGTCAAGAACAATTTTGTCTCTGGAAGTGCCTACAACCTCTTTAATGACGCTGGTAGTTCTACGGCAATGTCTGCTATCGCATACGTCAATAATGACCCGATTAGAGATGGTAAGACAATGAAGTTTGACCATTTCAACCATGGTATGCATTCACCACAAAACAAATTGAGAGTGTACAATGTTGAAAGTGATGTATCTCCAACAACTTTGACTGCGACAATCAATGATGGCGATTCAGTTATTAATGTTGCAGATGGAAGTGCATTTACTACCTTTGAAGGAGCAGCAGTTGGTGCTGCAAACACTGGTTATCTATTGATTGATAAAGAAATTATTGCTTACGAAACAATTTCTGGTAATGTTATTACTATTGAAAGTAGAAACTTTAACAATTCAGTCACAGGTAGTCTCTTATCAACTCATACACAAAACACAAACGTGTTCAAATATGAGGTCAATGGTGTATCTCTACTTAAGGTTAATAAAGTTCATGATATTGATCCAAGAGAGAGAACGTTTAATAGTTATCATGTAAGTCTCACTGATGATACTAAGACATTCACTACATCTAAAGCAGTTGGTGGAGGTAATGTTCAGTTAACTCAGAACATTCCATTTGAATATATCAAACCAAATTTAAACCTTGTCAGTCCTTCAGGAACAACTGTTTCTGCAAGAATTAAGACAACTTCAGGATCAAGTATAGATGGATCTGAAGCATCATTCTCAAATATTGGATATGAGACTGTCACTCTGAATAAGTTAAATCGTCTTGATAGTCCAAGAATGGTTGCATCTCAGTTAAATGAATCTGAACTCCTTGGTGGTGAAAAATCATTTGAACTTGAAATGTTGTTGACAACTACTGACGAGAATGTATCTCCTATGATTGATCTCGATACAACTAATATTGTTGCAGTCAGTAATCTCATTAACAATCCAAATATTGATTATACAACTGACAGTAGAATTAATATCCCTGGATTTGATCCACACTCTGCAATTTATGAGACCAAGAGAATTAATCTTGAGTTTACTTCTAATTCCATGTTTGTTCAATTTGATGGACATAGAATAGGAGATTCAAACATCAGAGTATTCTATAGATTGTTTAGGAATGACGAAAATGAGGTTGGTCAATCTTATATCCCATTCAACGATAATGGTCTATCAGATAAATTTGTAAATCCAAACATAAATGAGAATGGATTCAGCGAGTATAAGTATACTGCAGAAAACACACCACAGTTTAATGGATTCCAGATTAAAATTGTTATGACTTCTCCTAAGCAGTCCGAATCTCCAAGAATTAAAAATCTCAGAGCAATTGCATTAAGAACATTTGATTCAGAAGAATGAGCAAGTATTTAAAAGTTGAGTCAGACACATCCCTAATAAGGGATATGGAATCGGGTGCAATCATTAATACTAACAAAGGTGAATATGACAAATTCATGAAACTTTCTAAAAAGAAGTATCATGAAAAACAGGAAATGAATAAATTAAAAGACGATGTGGAGGGCATGAAATCCGATATTGAGGAGATAAAGTCCCTTCTACTATCCATAGCGAAAAATGATTTATAAATACCAGTAGATAGATCTAACTGACTGTAATAATGGCAGCATATGTAAGCAACATTATAATTGACGTTGGCGCAAACTTCGACCAATCGTTTAATCTTGAAAGCAATGCAAATGCTCCACTGGATTTAACAGGATTTAATGGTGCAGCAAAATTGAAGAAATCAGCAGCGTCACTGACGACTGCTGCTTCATTTGTTGTATCCTTTCCAAATGCAACAGAAGGACAACTGAAGATTTCTTTGGGATCTACAATTACTTCTGCATTAAAACCTGGTAGATACGTATATGATGTTCTATTAACTGATGCTTCTGCACTTAAAACTAGAGTAGTAGAAGGTAGTGCTATCGTCACAGCCGGAGTTACCACGAGTTAAAACATATGGCAGACATTAAAGTCAGGGTTGGATCGCAAAATGCTATCAAGGTTTTATCTTCCTTTGCTGGAGGTGGCGGAACTTTAGGTGGATTATCTGATGTTGACATATCCGGGGTTCAGGACGGTGCAGTTCTGGTCTATAACGGGTCAACCAATAAATTTGAAGCAACTTTAGAATTAACGCCTGGAACAACCCAAAATTTGGATATCAACGGAGGAAATTTCTAAGCCATGGCAAGTATCATACGAGTAAAAAGATCTACGGGCACTGGCGCTCCAGGTAGTCTTAATTTCGGTGAATTAGGTCTTACCGTTGGAGTAGGAACTCACGGTAATAAAGGCGGAAGACTTTTCGCTGGTGATAATTCACAAAACTCTCAGGTAGTTGGTGGTAGATACTACACCGACTTATTGAGCATCGCGCCTGGTCTGGTTGCTGGTCAAGCAAACCCGACGACAGCAGCAAATGGTTTTGTTGCACTTTTGGATCAGAACCGAAAGGTTGATCAATGGAACGTAGACAATTTAACTTTAGATGGGAATACATTTTCATCTACAAACACTGACGGAGACATCACCATTGATCCTAATGGATCTGGTCAAATTGTCATTCCTGACGACACTAAACTTACTTTTGGTACAAGTAAAGATGTTAGTCTTGAATATGATGAAGATGGCACAAACACTCTTGTAGTTACTGGTCATGGATGGCAGTGGAACTCTCCTCAAACATTTGGTAGTGTTGGAATTTCATCCAACGTCATCTCCACCAAATCAGGTGCTGGTAATCAACTATTCATCGACCCATATCCCGATGGTCTGAGTAATGAAGGTACGGTTATCATCAAAGGTGACCTACAGGTTGATGGTACAACAACCACTGTTAACTCAAACGATGTTACAGTTAATGACGCTATCTTCGGCATTGGTGACGTAACCAGTATCAAGACAGTCATGGGAACTGTTGCTTCTGGTGTATCCACAGTTCTTCTTGATTCAGTTGCTGGTATTAATACTGGAGACCAACTGGCAGTATCAGGTATTGATGCTTCTGGTATTGGTACAGTTACAGCATATAATACTGCAACTAAGGTTGTAACATTTGCAGGTACAGCAGTTGGTGTTACCACTACGTCACAAGTAACTGTAACTCATGGATTCGATACTAACACTGACCGTGGTATTTCATTCCAATACAATATAAGTAGCGGAACTTCTAACAATAAGGTTGGTTTCTTTGGTTACAACGATAGTGCTGGTGAAGGAAGTTCTGCTCCTGCAAGAGCATTTACATATGTTCCTGATGCAACTATTACTGGTAGCACGATCGCAGGAACCAGAGGTAATTTAGATATTAAGGGTATCTATTATCAGACTGGAGATTACCAAACACATGGTGTTGTATTCTTCGATGCTAATGGTTTACAGACATCCAGTAACAATCCAACAGATGCTGTAAATACAAGAACTTCTACACAGGTTCTGACTGCTATAACTGAAATCTCAATCGCTCTACCTTCTGGACAGACAATTGCTCAGGATGCCCTGGTAACTCAGCAGAATAATAGCACAGCATTTGGTGTCTGTAAGGCAACGATTACTAGCGGAACTACTCTTGTTCTTATCGGTGTTCAGGGAACTTTCGATACATCAAATGATCTGGTTGTAAATGGTGCGAGTATTTCAGTTTCACCAAACACGGTATCTGTTGTATATACCAACAAACCAATGTGGACAAATACATTAGATGGAGGAACTTTCTAAAGTTATGAATAGTGACGTTGACGTGAATATTTTGATCAAGAATTATCATTCTAAAATTTCTTCATTAATGAATCAGAATATTCTTTTAGAAGCAAAATTGGAATCTTTAACAAAAGACTATCTTGAATTGCAAAACAAAGTTAAATATCAGGAAGCAGGTATCGAAGAATGAGCAAACCATCGACCAGACAAGAATTGATCGATTATTGTCTTAGGAGACTTGGATATCCGGTTCTGGAAATTAACGTAGATGATGATCAGATTGATGATTTGGTAGATGATGCAATACAACACTTTCAGGATTACCACTATGATGGTATTCAGAGAGTGTTTTTAAAGCATAAGGTTACTACAGCAGAAAGAGAAACATTAAAGAGTGGTATTACAACTACCACAGGAACTAACTCTTCTGGTTCTGGTATTGCATCGGTAAATTGGGAAGAAGGACAAAACTTTCTTCAACTACCAGACCATGTTCTTGGAATCAATAAAGTTTTCAAGATGGACAACAGCACCATATCTAATGGTCTGTTTAATATTAAATATCAAATGTTCCTGAATGACGTGTATTACTATGGAGCACTTGATCTCTTAAATTACTCAATGACGAAAACGTATCTTGAGGATTTAAGTAGACTTATCACTCCAGATGTTCAGTTGAGATTCAATAGAAAGAATGGTAGATTATATGTAGATATTGATTGGCGTGAATTTAATGATGACAATTATCTTGTATTAGATTGCTATAGAATGGTTGATCCTTCTGATGCTGCAGCAGTCTATAATGACTGGTGGTTAAAGAAATACACTACTTCATTAATCAAAAGACAGTGGGGTCAGAACCTAATTAAATTCCAAGGTGTAGCACTTCCAGGTGGAGTTCAATTAAATGGAAGGCAACTTTATGATGATGCCATGGCAGAGTTAGAAATTTTAGAAAAAGAACTCAGAGAGACTTTTGAAACTCCACCTTTCGATTTGATAGGTTGATGCGTTATGCCATTAAATTCTTACTTTTTACAAGGATCCCAAGGAGAACAAAGACTAGTCCAGGATCTCATTAACGAACAATTAAAAATATACGGACAAGATATTATCTATCTTCCAAGGAAGTTGGTGAGTCAAGATGCAATTCTGAATGAGACAATTGCCACTGAATTTGATGATTCTTTCAGAATGGAGGCGTACCTAGCAAACTATGAAGGGTTTGCAGGAAATGGAGATATTCTATCAAAGTTTGGTGTTCAGTCAACAGACCAGATTACTTTGATAATCTCAAAAGAAAGATATGAGGATTTCACTAGTCCATTCTTACAAGGAGAAGATGTTATAGTATCATCAAGACCAGCAGAAGGTGATTTAATTTATCTACCTCTTGATAATACCATCTTTGAAATTAAATATGTAGAAGCAAAGAAACCATTCTATCAACTGAATAAATTATTCGTTTATCAGTTGAGTTGTGAAGTCTTCGATGCTGCTCTTGATGAACTGGTTGATACTGGAATCGAAGAGGTTGATCAGGCAGTATCCGACTTTATCTTCACTACCAAACTTACAATGGTTGGTCTTGATGCACAACAGGCAACAGCAACCATTCGACTTGCAAAAGACCTTGGTGGTGGTCCAACCGATCTTGCTGTAAGTAGGGTTGATCTTGTTAATGATGGAACAGGATATACAGTTCCACCAATTATTGACATTCAGACTGCACCTGGTGGTGGCATTAATGCTGCTGCTGTTGCACTTATGACTCAAAGAACTGGCCAGGTAGGTCAGTCAATTGATAGTATCCAAATCACCAATCCAGGACTTGGATATGTAACACCACCAACAATTACAATCCGTCCCCAGAATAATGATGGAACTGGTGGTATTGCAACAGCAGTTCTAACAGAAGGTGCTCTTGGACTTCCAAACATTATATTTGCTGGTGTTGGATATGGAGTCACACCGACAGTTGCAATTACAACAGCACCCTCAGGTGGAACTGATGCTTCCGCTGTAGTTATTATTGATGCTGATGAAAGAGTTAGTGCTATTCGATATACCAATGCTGGTGCAGGTTATACGCTAACACCAAACGTCATCATAGCGGTTCCAGCGACTGGAATTACCTCGGACAACTACTTCTCGGGAGAACTCGTTAGAGGCGTTTCTACGGGCACCACAGCGTATGTCCACAAATGGGATGCCGATACTAATGTATTACAGATCACTAATGCATCCAGTAATTTTGCACTTGGAGAAATTGTTGTAGGTATTGGAACTACTCAACTTGGATCTGATGCTGCTAGAAGAATTGAAGCAATTTCAGATCAGGATGAGTTTGATGAATTTGCTGATAATATTGAAATAGAATCAGAAGCAGATACTATTCTTGATTTTACCGAGAGAAACCCGTTTGGAGAGATCTAAATAGTTACTATATGCAAACCATGGTGTCATGTTAGGAACATATCATTATCATGAGATTATACGAAAGACTATTATATCTTTCGGCACTCTCTTCAACAGCATTGAAATCCGGCATACCAAGCAGGATGGATCTAATTTTTCGACTGTAAAGGTTCCCATTGCATATGGTCCTGCTGAGAAGTTCATTGCAAGACTAGAGCAGAAACCTGACCCAAGGAGAAGAGTATCGATAACTATCCCTAGGTTGGCATTTGAAATGACTGGTATTCAGTATGATTCTAGTAGAAAGGTTTCTACAATGCAGACCTTTAAGACATTTACTAAGGACGGCACTAAGTTAGCAAAGAAAGTCTATATGCCGGTCCCATATAATCTGGGATTTAGTTTGTCAATCTTGACTCAATATAATGAAGATGCGATGCAAATTATTGAACAGATTCTTCCATTATTCCAACCAGCATTTAATGTAACAGTTGACCTAGTAGAATCAATTGGCGAAAAGAGAGATGTGCCACTGGTTCTAGAAAATATCAACTTTGAAGATAATTACACCTCTGGATATGAGGAAAAAAGAGTTATCATTCATCAACTACAATTTACAGCAAAGACATATCTGTTTGGTGCTATTGCTGATAACAGTGAAGGACTTATCAAAAAAGTTCAGGTTGATTATAACACAAGCACAAATACCAAGACTGCAAAAAGAGAACTCAGGTATGTTGCTACACCTAGAGCACTCAAGGATTATAATGATGATAATGCAACTACCCTTGCCGAAGATATTACTGCGGAACAGACCAAGTTCTTAGTTACTAATGCATCAAGTCTCATTGTAGATGGATACATCTACATAGGTAAGGAATTAATACAGATTAGAGAAATCAGTAACGAAACACTCCTAGTATACAGAGGAGTTGATGGAACTCAGGCAGACAGTCACATTTCTGGAGTATCAATTGATGCAGTTACTCAGACAGATGATGATCTGGTAGAACCTGGTGATGACTTCGGATTCAGTGAAGAACGATTTGATTTTGGTGACGGTAGAACTTATAGTCCAACTAAAGGTACAGATGTATGAGTGATCAATTTGACAGCATAAATGATACCCTGGACGTTGAAGTTCAAGCGGGAGAGATTGTAAAGGAAACTAAAAAAGAACTTAAAAAAATTAGTGCTCAAGAGGATCATGTAAAAGATTATGAGTATACTCGTGGTAACCTGTATTCTTTGATTGAAAAAGGACAGGAAGCAATCAACGGTATTCTCGAATTAGCACAGGAGGGGCAACAACCTAGATCATATGAAGTTGTTGGACAACTCATTAAGAGTGTTGGTGATGTGTCTGATAAGTTACTTGATCTTCAACAGAAGATGAGAGATCTAAATAAAGAGGAGAAGTCTTCTTCACCAACAACTGTAAACAATGCATTATTTGTTGGTTCAACTGCTGAACTTCAGAAACTTCTCAAGGACGGATTCAAGAAAGAGTAATGCCAGAACCCACAAGATCTAACAAAAATAATGATAGTGTTCGTGACAACGATGATAGCAGCAATGCTAGTAATGATAATGGGAGTGACGCTTCTAGATCCACCTCAGGACTAGGGGAAGAAAGATTCTGTGAACTTTGTGGTAAGAAAGAATATAAGGAAGAGTGTAGTTATGGTCCCAAGATGTGGGACATGTTTACGATAAGAAATTTCAGTAAGTCAGTTGTAGTTCCAGGAAAATCAACTTATGAAGAATTTAACTGGAGGAGTGAATTAGCAGAATCGTATCTTAGATTACAGGAAAGAGGAAGGACATATACTATTATCTTTAACTGGAGAGGAAGAACACTAAAAGTTCAAATGTTCTTTAACAAATTCTCCAGACCTACCAGAGAAGAAGTACGCCAGGAACTTAATAAAATATATCCTGGACCAATCGTACTATACTACAACCCATCGAAGAAAGAACCAACTTTACCATTCATGTTTGCAGGAACTGCAGGAGGAGACGCAAATGAACCCAGATGATATTGAAATTACAAATTTGAATAAAGGTTTTGAGTATATCAAGATTGCAAGAGAGATTGATGCACTGGAAGGGGTGGAAAATTTAAAAACAGTAGCAAAGTGCTACGCAAAATTATACTTAAAAACACAAGAGATTAGAGCATCTATAGGAAATATTTAAATCATGGCTGAAAATATCTATTTGGGGAATCCTAACCTTAAAAAGGCAAATACCCCAATTGAATTTACACAAGAACAGATTGCTGAATTTATTAAGTGTAAGCAAGATCCGGTTTACTTTGCACGAAATTATGTAAAGATTGTGAGTCTGGATGAAGGTCTTGTTCCTTTCAAACCATACGACTTTCAAGAGAAGTTAATTTCTAACTTCCATGAGAATAGATTTAATATTTGTAAGATGCCACGTCAGACTGGTAAATCTACTACGTCTGTATCATACCTTTTGCATTATGCAGTATTCAATGATAGTGTTAATATAGGTATCCTAGCAAACAAAGCAGCAACTGCAAGAGATCTTCTTGGAAGATTACAAACTGCATACGAGAACTTGCCTAAGTGGATGCAACAGGGTATTATTGCATGGAACAAGGGTTCGTTGGAGTTAGAAAATGGGAGTAAGATACTGGCAGCATCTACGTCTGCAAGTGCTGTCCGAGGTATGTCGTTCAACATCCTCTTTCTCGACGAGTTCGCATTCGTCCCAAATCATATTGCTGACTCGTTCTTTGCCTCGGTTTATCCTACTATTACTTCTGGTAAAAGTACCAAAGTAATTATTGTATCTACGCCACATGGTATGAATCATTTCTACCGTCTATGGCATGATGCAGAGAAACAAAAGAATGATTATGTACCGACAGATGTTCATTGGTCAGAAGTTCCAGGTAGAGATGATGTCTGGAAAGAACAAACAATTGCTAACACATCAGAACAGCAATTCAAGATCGAGTTTGAGTGTGAATTCCTTGGATCTGTTGATACTCTGATTGCACCAAGTAAATTAAGAAGTTTAGTTTATGATAATCCAATGACCAGAAATGCTGGATTGGATATCTATGAAAAACCCAGAGAGGGCAGAGATTATGTCTGCACTGTTGACGTTGCACGAGGAGTCAGTTTAGATTATTCTGCTTTTATTGTTGTAGATATTACTGAATTCCCACATAAGGTAGTAGCAAAGTATCGGAATAATGATATAAAACCGATGCTATTCCCTAATATTATATACGAAGTAGTAAGAAATTATAACAATTCATTTGTTCTTTGTGAAGTAAATGACGTTGGAGACCAAGTTGCTTCAATTTTAAACTATGATCTTGAGTATCAAAATCTACTAATGTGCTCAATGCGTGGTAGAGCAGGTCAAATTGTAGGACAGGGATTCTCTGGTAAAAAGACACAACTTGGTGTCAAGATGAGTAAGACTGTGAAACAGGTTGGGTCACTCAACCTGAAGACAATGATCGAAGAAGATAAGGTAATCTTCAATGATTATGAGATTATATCTGAACTGACTACCTTTATTCAAAAGCGTAACTCCTTTGAGGCAGAAGAAGGTTGTAATGATGACCTTGCAATGTGTCTAGTAATCTATGCATGGTTGGTCCAACAGGATTACTTTAAAGAACTGACTGACCAGGATGTTCGTAAGAGACTGTATGAAGAACAGAAGAATCAGATTGAACAAGACATGGCACCATTTGGTTTTATGTCAGATGGATTAGAAGAGACTAGTTTTGTAGATGCTGATGGGGATAGGTGGAGCACTGATGAGTATGGTGATAGATCTTATATGTGGGAATACCATTAATGGACTTTGATGAGCAGTTTGGATTAGAACATCTACTGTTCAAAGAAAGAAAATGTAGAACTTGTGGTGTCACTAAAGATTTAATTGATGGATTTTACCTCATTAGAAAGAATAGAGGTATGTTCCCATCATCATATTCTTATGAGTGTAAGGAGTGTACAAAGAAAAGAGTAACTAAATCCAGAAAAGAAAAAAATAGGGTTAAAGATATATACCCGGATTGGTAATGTTCATGCACAGTTTTCCCACTCTACGAGTTCAAAATTCTAAATAGTTTTAGTAAAAATGAATCTTCGGTCGAGGAAAAGACATGTCGCTTAACCTAGTATCCCCCGGCGTCAAGGTAAGAGAAGTTGACTTAACAATCGGTAGAGTGGATGCTGCAAATGACCAAGTTGGTGCAATTGCAGGTCCATTTGAAAAAGGACCTATTAATGTTCCTATTCTGATTGAAACAGAGCAAGATCTTCTTAGAACCTTTGGTAAGCCAATTACAACCGACGCACAGTGTGACTACTGGTTGAGTGCGTCTTCCTATCTTTCTTATGGTGGAACTCTGAGAGTTCTCAGATCTGACGAGTCTGCTGGTAGTCATCTCAATAATGCCAACAATGACGGTTCCAGTAGTGTTAAAATCAAATCCTATGAGGATTATGTAAATAATAATAGTTCTGTTGGCGTCTCTTGGGAGTATGCAGCAAAGAACCCCGGAAAGTGGGCAAACAAACTTAAGGTCTGCACCATTGACGGTGCTGCCGATCAAATTATCTCCGGTATCACTACTACTGGTGTTACAGTCGGAATGGGTGTTACCCAGACTATTGCTGGAAGAGTAAATGCTGGTTCTGGAAGCACTTCCGTATATGACGGAATGTTGAGAGGAATCATCACAGAAGTTGGTCTTGGCCAAATCTCGGTTAAAGTTACAGACAGAGTTGCTGCTAACGGAACTTCTAGTGCTGCTGGTTATCAGGAAGGAGGTTCGTTAGCATTCATTGCTCCATCTACAACGAGTACGACCACTAATACTGGTATTGGTACAACCGTTGGTGTTATTGATGCAGCATTTGATGCTTCAATCAGTGGCATCACTACAACTTCTGCTGCTTCTGGTATTGATTCAAACATTGCAGTCGGAGACGTTGTTACTGTAACTGGTGGCAATTCAACTGTTCCCACAGGAACTAAAGTTATAGGTCTTGGTGTTGATACAGTATTTGTTGACCAGGCAATCAGCGGTATCAGTACTGCTGGAGATGGTGCGATCTTTACATTTACAAGATCATCTTCAACTACTACTAGCACTAACGAACTTCGTGTTAGAAATGCATCTGCTGTTGGACTAGCAACTTACACTTCTGCCACTCTTGCTGATTGGTATAATAGTCAGACTCTGGGACTTACAAACTCCACAGTTTCCTGGAAGTCAATCGCACAGAAACCCGGCACTTCACAGTATGCTTCTGAAAGAAGTGCAAAAAACGATGAGATTCACGTAGTTATAGTTGACGATACTGGTTCTGTAACCGGAACTGCTGGAAATATTGTTGAGAAGTTTACCTTCCTCACCAAATCATCTGATGGCACTATCTCACCAACTGAGGCAGTATACTACAAAAACAGCATTGCTCGTCTTTCTGAATATGTTTTCTCTGGAGCACATCCAGTTGGAGTTTCTGGTGGACTTACTTCTGGATCAGGTGGTGCATTCACTGCAGCATCTGGAGCGTGGGGTGGAGTTGCACAAGGAACAACGTTCAACGTTGAAGGTGCAAAAACATATAATCTTACCGGTGGTAAAAACTACACTGCTGCTGATGGATTTGCCGTAACACTTGCAGATGTTGTAAATTCTTATGAAGTCCTCAAGAATCCTGCTGAATATTCAATTGACTTCTTAATCAATGGACCTTCTGGTGGAACATCAGTCTTTGATTCACAGGCAAAAGCAAACAAACTGATTGAAATTGCTGAACTCAGAAAGGATTGTATCGCTTGTATCTCTCCTCATAGTTCTGGATTCGTTAATGAATCTAACTCTGATACACAGACAGACAAACTTATTCAGTTCTTTGATGCTCTGACTTCTTCTTCCTACGCAGTCTTTGACTCAGGATATAAGTACACCTTCGATAGATTCAACAATGAATTCCGTTACATCCCATGTAACGCTGACGTTGCTGGTCTGATGGCAAGAACTTCAATAAACCAGTTCTCCTGGTTCTCACCTGCTGGTTCCTCAAGAGGAGCAATCAATGGTGCAGTGAAACTTGCTTATAATCCTTCACAAGCACAGAGAGATCTAATCTATCCTAAGAGAATTAACCCAATTGTCGCCCAAGGCGGTTCTGGAATTCAACTCTTCGGTGATAAGACTGGACTTTCCTTCGCTTCTGCATTCGATAGAATCAACGTTCGTCGTCTATTCCTCACCATTGAGGATTCAATCGAAAGAGCAGCAAAGGATCAACTCTTTGAATTCAACGATGTTATTACAAGATCCAATTTCGTCAATATTGTCGAACCATTCCTTCGTGATGTTAAGGCAAAGAGAGGTGTTACCGATTTCGTCGTAATCTGCGATGAGACTAACAATACTCCAGACATTGTTGACTCTAATCAGTTTAGAGCAGACATCTTTGTCAAACCCGCAAGATCAATCAACTTCATCGGTCTTACATTCGTTGCTACCCGCACCGGAGTAAGTTTTGAAGAAGTCGTTGGTAACGTTTAATTAATTCACACAATAGAGGAAACATCTAATGGCAAACCGTAACGCTCCAAATACCAAGGACAGAACCCTTGATGCATTTAAGGGCAGAATGATCGGTGGAGGTGCAAGACCCAATCTATTTGAGTGTGAATTGTACTTCCCCGATGACGCTATCCCCGAAGGAACATCGAAGGATGCTTTAACCGACAGAACTCGTTTTATGGTTAAGGCAGCAAACCTTCCTGCTTCTAACATCTCTCCAATCAACATTCCTTTCAGGGGTAGAAACCTGAAAGTTGCTGGAGACAGAACATTCGATCCATGGACCATCACCATCATCAATGATGTTGATTTCACTATCAGAACTGCTTTCGAGAGATGGATGAATCTCATCAACAAGCATGAAGATAACGCTGGAATTACAAATCCAACTGAATATCAGCAGGATATGTATGTCAAGCAACTTGGAAGAGCACAAGTAGGTGGTGTCCAACCAACTACCGATGCACAAATTCCTGTACTCAAGCAGTACAAATTCTATGGTTCATTCCCAACTAACGTCTCTGATATCGCACTATCTTACGATAGTTCTGATACAATTGAGGAATTTTCAGTAACCATGGAAGTTCAGTGGAGTGAAGCACTGAATCCTGACGGCACAAGTCAGTTAGGAACTGGAGTATAAATAGTAGAATAATAAGTTCAAACTTTGATTAATGTCTAAATTATTTGGTTTTAAACTACCAGATCCGGGGGAGAACAAGTCGAAAGGCATTGTCTCCCCTGTACCTCAAACAGATGAGGACAAATCAGATTTTTATCTCTCCAGCGGTTTCTACGGTCAATACGTAGATATCGAGGGAGTTTATAAGTCTGAGCAGGATTTGATTCGTAGATATCGTGAGATGTGTTTACATCCTGAGTGTGATAGTGCGATTGAAGATATTGTAAATGAAGCAATTGTTTCTGATCTCAATGATTCACCAGTACAAGTTGAGTTATCAAACCTTCCTGCTTCGGATAAACTAAAAGATCTTATTAGAGAAGAGTTTCAAAATATCAAAAACATGATGAACTTCGATAGGAAGGCTCATGAAATTTTTAGGAATTGGTACATTGATGGAAGAATATTTTACCATAAAGTAATTGATCTTAATGATCCATCTGCTGGCATTCAGGATATTAGATATATTGATCCACTTAAAATTCGTTTAATCCGTAAGCAAGAAAAAGGCGGACCAAATTCTGAATCTCCATTTAATGTTGCAAGAAATGGAAAAGATCCCACTAATCCAGAGAATTATAAGACACCTGAAGTAGAAGAGTATTATCTTTATGATCCTAACTCTGCACAAAAAGGTGGTGGTGGAATTTATCCAAACAGAAATGCCAAAGGTGCAGTAAAAATTTCAAAAGATGCAATTGTATTTGTAACCTCTGGATTGGTAGATAGGAATAAGCAAACAATTTTATCTTATTTGCATAAAGCAATCAAGGCACTTAATCAATTGAGAATGGTTGAAGACAGTCTTGTTATTTACAGACTGTCTCGTGCTCCAGAACGTAGAATTTTCTATATTGATGTTGGCAATCTGCCCAAGGTAAAAGCAGAACAATATCTACGCGATGTGATGAATCGCTATCGTAATAAACTTGTATATAATGCGAGTACTGGAGAAATCCGTGATGACCGTAAGCATATGGCAATGCTTGAGGATTTCTGGTTACCTAGAAGAGAAGGTGGTAGAGGAACTGAGATTTCTACACTACCTGGTGGTCAAAACCTTGGAGAATTGTCTGACGTTGATTACTTTCAGACTAAACTCTACAAATCACTGAACGTTCCTTCTAGTAGACTTGATAGTTCTGGTGGATTTAATCTTGGTCGTTCTTCTGAAATTTTGCGTGATGAACTTAAGTTTACCAAGTTTGTTGGTAGACTGCGTAAAAGATTTTCTGGAATGTTCAACGATATGTTGAAGACCCAGTTGATTCTAAAGAATATCATCACTGCTGATGATTGGCAGGAATTAGAAGATCATATCCAGTATGATTATCTGTATGATAATCACTTCTCTGACCTCAAGGAGAATGAACTTCTCAATGAGCAACTTGGTGTTATTGCTGCAATGGAACCCTATATGGGTAGATATTTTTCTGCATATTATGTGAGAAATAAAATTCTGAAGCAGACTGAAACTGAAATCATTGAAATGGATCAACAGATTGAAAAAGAAATTGAAGCAGGTATTCTTCCTGATCCAAATGTTCCTATTGACCCAAATACTGGATTACCAATTGATCCAAATGCAGATCCAATGAGTCTCGGAGCACCTGTCAATGAACCAGATTTAGCAGGTCAAGAGAAGGCAGTTGAAGCACCAGAAGGTGGTGAGATATAAATAAATAATAGTTCTTATAATTTTTGATACAAAATGGATGATTTAATGAATATGTTGGTGGGTAATGAATCATCTCCATCTGAGGTTAGTGACAAAATTAAAGAAATTTTGTATGCTAAATCTTCATCTAAAATAGATGCAATCCGACCAGAAATCGGTGCTTCTGTATTTGGTGATGAAGAAGTAGAAGATGAAACCGATGAAGTTGAAGTAGAGTCCGAAGAGGACGAAGAGGAAGAAACACAAACCGGAGACGAAGATGCTGATTAAGGTCTTAGCAGCAGAAACAAATTTAAATGCTGCTGGTAATGTTGGTAATGCAACTGTAGTTAGACTGTATAACGGTCACTCTGCAGCATTAGTTATTTCAAGAACTGATGCAAGTGATAATGCTATCGGAAGTCTTACGGTAAAAAATGGTGAGACCGTTGTTCTTGAAAAAGAACCTACTGATAAACTATCTGCCGCTTCAAATGGTGCTTCAGTTAAAGTTGTAAAAGTTGCTTACAGAAACTAAGAAAAATGAAACTAATCAGAGAAGAGGTTGAAACCGTAGAATTTATCACCGAAGGAAAGGGTGCTAAAAAGAAGATGTACATTGAGGGAACTTTCCTTCAGGGTGACATCAAGAACCGTAATGGTCGTATGTATCCCATTTCGACTCTCTGCAAAGAGGTTGGTAGATACAATGAAATGTATACCAACAAAGGTAGAGCACTTGGAGAACTCGGTCACCCCGATGGTCCAACTATCAACCTTGACCGTGTATCCCATAAAATTGTTGCTCTTGAGCAAAGAGGTTCCAACATTTATGGTAAAGCACAACTTTTGAGCACCCCAATGGGTAAGATTGCACAGTCACTGATTGGTGAAGGTGTAAAACTCGGAGTTTCTTCTCGTGGTGTTGGTTCATTAAAACTGAACAACGAAGGTATTAATGTTGTTGGTGAAGATTTCATGTTGGCAACTGCCGCAGATATCGTTGCTGACCCTTCTGCACCTGATGCTTTTGTTGACGGAATTATGGAAGGAAAAGAGTGGGTCTGGGAAGGTGGAATCCTTCGTGAAAGATTTTGCAGTAATACCAGAAAGAGGATAAATACTCTTGTTGATCAAAACAGACTTGAAGAAAACAAACTCCAGTTATGGGGTGATTTTCTATCAAATCTTTAAATTATAAATAAATATAGTTTAATTAACTACAAATAGGTTATTTTCGGAGAGTTCTAAAATGTCCAGTGGCACAAATTTACACGAAATGGAAGTAGACGTTAAGGAAAACGCTGTAACTGCCGGTGCCAAACCAGCAGAACCAATGGTAAAGCCATCTGGAGCAAGCGTAGAAGATCTTGGCGGTCCTACCCCAGAAAACTACAAGCCTGACGATGATTCAGCAAAACTGAAGACTCCAGGCGCTACCCTTAAGCAAGTTAAGGATGTTGTTAACAAAGGCGCAAAGCCTGCAGAAGCAATGCCTGCTGGCATGAAGGAAGAAGAAGATTCTGAGATTTCTGATGATCAAGAAGTAGTTTCCGAAGAGGAAGTTACTGAAGAGGAAATCACAGAAGAAGAAGTCGTCGAAGAAGAAGTTGTTGAATTGGATATCGATGCCGATGTCGAAGCACTTCTCCAAGGCGAAGAACTCTCCGAAGAGTTCCAGGAAAAAGCAAAGACTATCTTTGAAGCAGCAATCAATGCTAAAGTTGCAGAAATCAAAGAAGACCTGGAAGCATCCTATGCTACTGTTATTGAAGAGCAAGTAGCAACATTCAAGACTGAAACGACCGAACGTGTCGATTCATATCTTGAGTATGTTTCATCCGAGTGGTTGGAAGAAAACCAACTGACTGTTGAAGAAGGACTTAAGTCAGAAATGTCTGAGTCGTTCCTCACCGGAATGAAGCAACTTTTTGAAGAACATTATGTTTCAATCCCTGAAGATAGATATGATGTACTTGAGAGCATGGTAAATAAACTTGATGAAATGGAAGGAAAACTCAATGAGCAGATCGACAGAAATGTCGCTCTTAATAGAAGATTAGCAGAATCCACATCTGATGGAATCTTAGGTGAAATTTCTGAAGGACTTGCAGTCACTCAGAAAGAGAAGCTCGCTACTCTTGCCGAAAGTGTTGAGTTTGATAGTGAAACAGACTACCGTGAGAAACTGGTAACCCTGAGAGAGGCATATTTCCCCTCCAGACCTAATGCCAGTGCTCAAAGAGATTCTTCTGAGTACATTGCAGAAGAAGCATCCATGACCCAGAATGTTTCTGGTTCTATGGAAGGATATCTTACTGCTCTGCAGAGAGTTTCTAAAAAGTAAGTTTTACATTATAAGATAAACCCTAAACACTTTTAATAGAGGAAAAATCAAATGCAAATGTTCAACGGTGAACAACTGCAGGAGAAGTGGGCACCATTACTCGATTACGAAGGCGCTGAGAAAATCACCGATTCGCATCGTAGAATGGTTACCGCAGTTCTCCTGGAGAACCAAGAAAAATTCCTGAACGAGGAAAGAAACTTCCTGTCTGAGGCACCTACCAACGCAGCTAATGCTGGTGGCGCTTCCGGTGGTTTCGGTGGCGGTGCAACCGCTGGTGGTCCAGTTGCAGGTTTCGACCCTGTACTGATCTCCCTGATCCGTCGTTCTATGCCTAACCTGGTCGCATATGACCTTGCTGGCGTACAACCAATGAACGGTCCTACCGGACTTATCTTCGCGATGCGTTCACGCTACACCAATCAGTCTGGCACTGAAGCCCTGTTTGATGAAGCAGATACCGCATTCTCTGGTCAGAATGATGGCGGTGATCTGGAGCAAGGTCTCTACACCGGTCAAGCATCTGACGGACAGACTGTTGGTTTCGGTACTGGCGCTCAGAAGACTAACGAAGCTGGCACTAACCCTGCTCTGCTTACCAACCAAACAGCAGCCCAACTTGCCTACAACGTAGGTCAGGGTATGCATACTGGTGACGCTGAGGACCTCGGAGATGGTTCAGGCGACCAGTTCAACCAGATGGCATTCTCGATCGAGAAAGTCACTGTAACCGCTAAGTCCAGAGCTCTGAAAGCAGAGTATTCCCTGGAACTGGCACAAGACCTTAAGGCAATCCACGGTCTGAACGCTGAAGCAGAACTCGCTAACATCCTTAGCACTGAGATTCTTGCTGAAATCAACCGTGAAGTCATCCGTACCATCTACAAGGCTGCAGAACCTGGTGCTCAAACCAACACTGCTACCGCTGGTACTTTTGACCTTGACGTTGACTCCAACGGTCGTTGGTCTGTTGAGAAGTTCAAAGGACTTCTGTTCCAGATCGAGCGCGAAGCGAACGCAATCGCCCAACGCACTCGTAGAGGAAAGGGCAACATGATTCTGTGTTCCGCAGACGTTGCTTCCGCACTCACCATGGCTGGTGTACTTGATTACACCCCCGCACTCAACGCTAACCTTAACGTTGACGACACCGGTAACACCTTCGCTGGTGTTCTGCAAGGTAAGTATCGTGTATACATCGATCCTTATTCTGCTAACCTGCGTGCTTCCCAGTACTTCGTTGCTGGTTATAAGGGTTCTTCCCCTTATGACGCTGGACTGTTCTACTGCCCTTACGTTCCTCTTCAGATGGTTCGTGCAGTTGGTCAGGACACCTTCCAACCAAAAATCGGATTTAAGACGAGATATGGTATGGTTGCTAACCCCTTCGCAGAAGGAACCACACAAGGACTTGGACGCATCAAGCAGTCCGCTAACCGCTACTATCGTCGCGTTAGAGTCGAAAACCTCATGTGATATTTGCCTACGGGCATTCACATTTCATCAGGGAGTCTTCGGACTCCCTTTTTTTGTCTAAATATAAGTAAATAAATAAGGCGAATGAAATCTTTCGATAGGTTTATTGAAGAGGCAGCAACAAAAAGATGCCCTACTGGAGAATACTATTGCTTCGATGATAAGAAGTGTAAGAAGATGCCTCGTGGTTTTCATGTCGGTCGTGGTGGTTATCTAGAAAAGGATAATGATTCTGAGGATTCAAATGGACCAAAGAATGGTAACTCTAATGGTGATAACGGTTCTAATGGCAATGGAAATGGTGGAAATGGAGGTGGAGGAGAATGAAACCCTGGAATAATCAACTCGACAATAGGAACTATCTGTCTCCTGTTGGATTTAAATTTACAATTACTAAAGTACCCAAAGCAGATTTCTTTTCTAATTCTGCATCAATTCCTGGTATCAACCTTGGATTTGCAGAGCAACCAACATACCTGAAGAATCTTCCTGTACCAGGTGATAAGTTAACTTATGCAGATTTCTCACTTCGTTTTTTTGTAGATGAGAATCTGACTAATTATATGGAAGTGCATAACTGGTTAAGGGCACTTGGTTTCCCAGAAAGTCTTGATGAGTTTACAGCACTTAAAGAGCAAGATAGATACAACCCATCTAATGATGCGAGAAATGCTTTAGGTGAATATTCAGATGCAAGTCTGTTTATCTACAACAGTCAATTCAATGAAGTTGCAAGAGTTGATTTCCTAGATGTATTTCCTGTCAGTTTATCCACAATTAACTTCGATGCAACTGACTCTGATATTCAATACGTTACCGCAGAAGCAACCTTCAAATACAGCATATATAATATAACAGTTTTATGATGTAATGTATGAATCTTGATGAAATTCAATTGTCATGGGAAGAAGATTCAAAAATAGACGAGGATAATCTACATACGGAATCAACTAAGATTCCTTCTCTTCACGCAAAATACTACAGAATTTTGAACAATATTCTTTTAATGAAAAAGTTAGAAGAGAATAAGTTCAAGCAAATTAAAAAAGAAAAATGGCAGTATTACACGGGTAAGGCAGACCCCGAGGTGTATATTGAAAAACCATTTGACCATAAAGTGTTGAGACAGGATGTAGACAAATATATGGATTCTGATGAAGACCTCATCAAAGTTCTAAACAAAATAGATTACTTTCAAGTGATGCTGAATTACTTGGACAGTATTCTCAAGTCAATCAACAATCGAACTTTTCAAATAAAGAACTCGATTGAGTGGCAGAAATTCATAAGAGGTTATGACTGATCTTGTTATACGCAAAAAGAATGAGGTTTTTATTACCGTAAAGGCAGAACCTCATATTATCCAGGAACTATCGGATCATTTTACATTTGATGTTCCGGGTGCAAAGTTCATGCCTCAATACCGTAGCAGGTATTGGGATGGAAAGATACGTCTATTCAGTTCTCACACTGGAGAGATCTATGTCGGACTACTTGATAAGATCATGGCATGGGCAAAGAACTATGACTACAAGGTAGAGTTTGAAGATAACAAATTCTATGGTCCTCCATTTGAAGTCAATAAAATGATTTCAAAAGAAGGAGTCAAAGAATATATGACTCGTATTGCTAGGTTCAAACCTAGGGATTATCAGATTGATGCCGTATATGATGCACTCAAATTCAATCGTAAACTTTTAATATCACCAACTGCATCAGGTAAGTCATTGATGATTTATTCTGTGGTGAGATACTTTGCAGAAAAAAATCATAAAATACTGTTAGTTGTTCCTACAACATCTCTTGTAGAGCAAATGTTCAAAGACTTTGAGGACTATGGATGGAATGCTGAAGAATACTGTCACAAGATATATTCAGGTAGGGAGAAGACAAATCAATATCCTGTAACAATTACTACTTGGCAATCTATCTACAAATTACCCAGAGCATTCTTCAAAGACTTTGGAGTTATCATTGGAGATGAAGCACATTTGTTTAAGTCTAAGTCTCTCGTCAGCATCATGACGAAGATGGACAGTTGTAAGTATAGATTTGGTTTTACAGGAACATTAGACGGCACACAGACGCATAAATGGGTGTTAGAGGGATTGTTTGGTCCATCATACAAAGTAACTCAAACAAAAGAACTTATTGATAAAGGTCATCTCTCTCAATTACAAATACATGTTCTACTAATGAAACATGACTCACATGAGTTTGAAACTTATGAAGATGAGATACAATATATCATTGGTCATGATAAGAGAAATAACTTTATTAAGAATCTAGTATTAGATTTGAAAGGAAATAGTCTTATCCTTTTTAGTAGAGTTGAATCACATGGTGAACCACTTTACGAATTAATAAATAATTCTGTGAAAGGAAAGCGTAAAGTATTTTATGTTCATGGTGGAGTAGACGCTCAACAACGAGAACATGTAAGGGAAATTACTGAAAAGGAAAATGATGCAATCATTGTTGCATCTTATGGAACATTCAGTACAGGTATCAATATTAAAAATCTCCATAACGTAATCTTTGCATCACCATCCAAATCAAGAATTCGTAACCTTCAATCCATTGGTAGGGTGTTGAGAAAGGGAGATAATAAGAATCAAGCAGTTCTTTATGATATTGCTGATGAAATAGTCTATAAACAAAAAAAGAACTATACACTCAACCATCTAGTTGAAAGAATTAAAATCTATAACCAAGAAAAATTTAATTATGAAATCATACCAGTTAACCTTAAAGATAAATGAAAGAAGAATTCTATGCAACAATAAAACTAATATCAGGTGAAGAAGTTTTCGCACAAGTAACTCCTTGTGAAGAAGAAGACAGAACTTTACTTATTTTAGATACTCCTGTAATATTTGAATCTATAATGATTAAGCATATGGGAGTGAATGCTATGAAAGTTGAACCATGGATATCACTAGGTGATGACTCTATGGTGATTATTGATATGAATAAAGTAATTACTATTAGTGAAGTTAAAAACGAACAGATCCTTTGTATCTACAATAAGTACTTACGTGATAAAGATCGCGACACTAACCAAACAAAAGTGAATGAAGATATGGGATTCCTCTCTTCAATACCTGAAGCAAGAGTGAATTTAGAGAAACTCTATAAAAGTAGTTAAGCCATCCCTATGAACCCTAACAGAGTTATTCTACATAGATATTACGATCTTGTCAAGCCCTATCATTATGTGCTATAATGTGAACATAACTCACTAGGAGAACCATGAAATGTCAAGAAAGAAATCTGAACATTATGTAAACAATAAAGAATTTTTAGATGCACTTATTGTTTATCGAGAAAAAGTTCAAAGAGCAAAGGATGCAGGAGAACCACTTCCACGTATTACCAACTATCTTGGTGAGTGCTTCTTAAAGATTGCTACCCACCTCTCTTACAAACCAAACTTTGTAAATTACATGTTCCGTGAGGACATGATCTGTGACGGCATTGAGAATTGCGTCCAGTATATTAAGAATTTTGATCCAGCAAAGTCCAGCAATCCTTTTGCATACTTCACTCAAATCATTCACTATGCATTTTTGAGAAGGATTCAGAAAGAAAAACGTCAAATGGATATCCGCACCAAGATTGTGGAACGTTCAGGATTTGATGAAGTGTTCTCCAGTGATGGTGATATCTACAGCACTTCTGATTACAATACTATCAAAGAAAACATCCAATCTAAACTTTATTCATGAAACTGACAAAAGAACTTGCTGTCCTATTTGAAAAATTAGGATGGGAAGAAGGTGATGATATTTCTGTTGAAATGGCAGGAACTCAAGTCTCAGGCATTCATCAGCCAGAAGGTTATAACAAGAAGTGGTCATCTCAATATGGTAATCGTAAAATCAATAAAGATGCATTCATTGTTATCAAGAACCAAGATCGTAGAGATTTAACTAAATCAGAACCGATGGATAGAGAACATGTACCACATCATTTGAAAGAAGAAAAAGAAACAACAACTAATGACTAAAGTTGCATTATTGACGGACACACACTACGGTGCGAGAAAGAATAGTAAGTTATTTCATGAGTTCTTCAAAAAATTCTATGATAACATCTTCTTTCCTACCCTAAAAGAACGAGGTATCACAGAATGCGTCCATTTGGGCGATGCTTTCGATTGCCGTAAGTCTGTTGATTTTTGGTCACTCCAGTGGGCAAAAGAAAATGTATATGATAAGTTCAGAGATTTAGGCATCAAGGTCCACAATATTGTTGGTAACCATGATGCTTACTACAAGAATACCATTGGTATCAATGCTGTAGATGCTCTGCTTGAATCATACAATAATGTAGTAAGAGTTTCTGAACCAAAAGAATACAAGATTGGTGGTAAGAAAATCCTTCTACTGCCGTGGATCTGTGAAGACAATGAAAAACAAACTTTTGATTTAGTTACTAAGTCAAAAGCAAAGATCATGATGGGTCACCTTGAACTGAATGGGTTTGAGGTGATTCCTGGTATGAGAATGGAGCATGGTCTGGAACCCAGTAAGTTCAAGAAGTTTGATACTGTATTCTCAGGTCACTATCATCACAAATCAACCAAGGGTAATGTCACTTATCTTGGTAACACCTACCAGATGTTCTGGAATGATGTGAATGACGTAAGAGGATTCCATATCTTCGATACGGAAACCCAAGAACTAGAGTTCATTGGTAATCCATTCTCAATCTTTGAAAAGTTCTACTACGAAGATACACCGTATCAATTGTTTGATGCATCAGACTTGAAAGATAAGATCGTAAAGATCATTGTCCGTAAGAAATCAGACCAACTTGCATTTGAAAAGTTCATTGATAAGTTACATAAGTCTGGTTGTTCTGATGTAAAGGTAGTTGAAAACTTCTCAATCGATGATGAAGATGTAGATTTTGAGGACGGTAAGTGCGAAGATACATTGACATTCCTTAATAAATATATTGATGATTCTGAGTTCAATTTAGACAAAGATATTGTTAAAAAATTGATGCGGGATGTTTATCGAGAAGCATGCGAAATGGAGTAATGTATTTACTTGCAATATCAGGAAAAGAAGAAGAAGGTGCATATTCTGTATTAGATGAGGATGGTGAAAAGGCACTATACCTATTTGAAGAAGAAGATGATGCAACACGATATGCTGGTCTATTAGAGGCAGAAGACTACCCTGAGATGACAGTGGTAGAGGTTGATGAAGAAGTATGTATAAAAATGTGTAACGCTTACAATTATAGGTATGTTATAATTACCGAAGATGACTTTGTAATCCCGCCACGAGATAATGATTTTATTCAAAACAATCCGCTGGAAGAACCTCCTATCGACAGGTAACAACTGGACTGAGATTGATTTTACAGAGGCGCAAACTAGTCTCATCGTGGGAACTAATGGTGCTGGGAAGAGCACGATTCTTGATGCACTTACCTTCGTGCTGTTCAATAAACCATTCCGCAAGATTACCAAACCTCAACTCGTCAACACAGTGAACGAGAAAGAATGTGTTGTAGAGATTGAGTTCTCTACGGGTGTGACTGATTGGAAAATTATTCGTGGTATCAAACCAAATGTCTTTGAGATCTACAAGAATGGTGAGATGCTTGATCGGGCAGCAGCAAATGCTGATCAGCAGAAGTGGTTAGAAGAGAATGTATTGAAGATGAACTATAAGTCATTCACTCAGATTGTGATTCTGGGTAGTGCATCTTTTGTTCCATTCATGCAACTCTCTACTGCAAATCGTCGTGAGATTATTGAGGATTTGCTGGACATTAAGATCTTCTCATTCATGAGTAATATTCTTCGTGAAAAGATTCGTAGTTCAAACGAGGATATTCGTGAACTCACTATCCGTAAGGATTTGGTAGAAGAGAAGATTGATATGCAGAAGTCATTCATCTCTGACTTGGAGGAAACTGGAAAGAAGAATATTCAATATAAGAAAGATAAAATTAAAGAGTTTTCTGGTAATGTGGATGACTTGGTAAAGGAAATTGAAACTCATGGAGATAAGTTAAAAAAGGTAGAAGATCAAATGGAAGTGTCTTCAGGTTCTAATAAGAAACTAAAGAAACTTGGAACACTTCGTGGTAAACTACAACAGAAAGTATCAACAATTACTAAGGAACATAAATTTTTCGCAGAGAATACGGTATGCCCTACATGTGACCAGAACATTGAAGAGTCATTTAGATTAAATAGAATTAATGATGCAGCATCAAAAGCAAAGGAACTCCAACAGGGGTTCACGGAGTTGGAGGAGGCGATCAGACTTGAAGAGGAAAAAGAAAACCAATTCAAGGTTCTTTCTAAAGAGGCAACTAACCTAACGCATGAAATTTCTAAAGCAAATACTAGGATTTCAGGATTACATAACAGATCACGAGATCTTGAAACGGAAATTCAAACTATTACCGAACAACTTGAGAACCGAAATACTGAGCACCATGCATTAGAAAAACTAGTTACAGAACTGGAGGAACTCCAATCTAAACACTCCCAACAAAAAGAGAATAATGTCTACAACGAATTTGCACATTCCTTAATGAAGGATGGAGGAGTAAAATCCAAAATTATTAAGAGATATCTGCCTCTTATGAATCAGCAGATTAACAAGTATCTTCAGTTGATGGACTTCTATATTAACTTCTCTCTGGACGAAGATTTCAAAGAGACTGTAAAGTCCCCGATACATGAAGATTTTAGTTATGAATCATTCAGCGAAGGGGAGAAGATGAGAATTGACTTGTCTCTCCTCTTTACCTGGCGAGAGATTGCTAAAAGAAAGAACTCTGCTAGCACTAATCTTTTGATTCTGGATGAAATCTTTGATAGTTCACTCGATGGATTTGGAACAGAGTATTTCACAAAGATCATTAAGTATGTGGTGAACGATGCAAACGTCTTCGTCATCTCACACAAGACTGATGAACTGATGGATAAGTTTGACAATATCATAAAATTTGATAAAGTAAAAGGGTTCAGTAAAAAAGTCTCATAGGTATTACCGATGACAACCCCGAATTGGCAGCACCACTCCAAGAAGGATAAGAAACGGACTCTCAAACCACAAGCGATGAGAGCACGGAAGGAAGCACTCAGACAGTTTAAGAAGAGGCACATGAACCCGCACAAGATGCGGGTTTCGTCGTATTATGAGTCCATACGAACGAACACCAATGACTGTTTCCCACGAGATCAAGTCGCAACTTGCTAAACTTCTGGCAACCGAAGACCTGGTTGTGGAGAACAAGAATGTAGAGACTGCATGTTTCAATGTTCATACTCGTGTCCTGACCCTTCCCAATTGGAAGAATGCAACTCCTGTTGTCTATGATCTCTTGGTTGGACATGAGGTTGGGCATGCTCTTTACACTCCTGATATTGATTGGATCGTAGATCGTAATATTCCCCCACAGTTCGTGAACGTTGTAGAAGACGTTCGCATTGAAAAATTAATGAAGCGTCGATATCCGGGTCTTTCCAAATCATTCTGGAATGGATATAAACAATTGAGTGATGAAGATTTCTTTCAAACTAATGATGAAGACCTGTCTCTCCTGAACCTAGCAGACAAGATTAATCTGTTTTATAAGATCGGTAATTTCATAGAAGTTCCCTTTGAAAACGATCAAGAGAGAGATCTTCTAAAGCGATCTGGTGAGACTGAGACCTTTGATGAAGTATTGGATATTGCAGAAGAAATTTACAAATATTGTCTGAATAAGAAAGAGCAAGAAAGTAAAATCAATTTCGACAATCATGAAACACCTCAGGGATCTTCTGGTGGTGATGATGATGGTGGTGGTGAAAAGGTAGAGCAGGAATATACTTCAGGTGGGGGTGATACTGAATCTTCTGAATCCGAAGAGACTAGTGATGAGATGTCTGATATTAATGATCAGCAGCAGGGTATGTCTGGCGGCGTAACTTCTGGTCCTGATGTAAAGACCATGAGTGCATTTGAGGATGCTATTCGTGAAAATCTACTGGATCAAAATGCTTGTGATAATGTATATGCAGAACTCCCCGAGTTAAATCTTGATCGAATTATTATTCCTAATTCCAAGATACATCAATTGTGTGAAGAACAGTGGTCAGAAGAATCTACACCACTGATATTCTTTCAATATGTTGATGAGGCATTTAACAAGTTTAAGCGTAGTGCCCAGAAAGAAGTGAACTATCTGGTCAAAGAGTTTGAATGCCGTAAGTCTGCTGCTGCATATGCTCGTGCGTCAACTTCTAAGACAGGAGTTCTTGACTGCACCAAACTTCATACATACAAATACAATGAAGACCTTTTCAAAAAGGTCACTACATTTGCTGATGGTAAGAATCACGGTCTGGTATTTGTACTTGATTGGTCTGGTTCAATGGGCAATGTTATGCTTGATACTATGAAGCAACTCTTCAACCTTGTATGGTTCTGTAAAAAAGTTGGTATTCCTTTCGATGTCTATGCATTTACTAACGACTATCCTCGTGACGACGGGATGGGTATTGCTGAATTATCCTACGAAAAGAAAGATGGACTAGTTCGAGTTGGTGAGTCTTTCTCAATGCTGCACTTTCTCACAAGTAAAGTTAAAGCGAAAGAATTAGAACAGCAGATTCTACACATGTTCCGTATGGGATATCACTTCAGTGCTAATTGGGGAGTACCATACACTATTCCTGTGGGACTATATCTCTCTGGAACTCCTCTCAATGAGGCACTGATTACTCTGAAGCAAATCATCCCTCAATTTAAGTCACAGAATAATTTAGAGAAAGTTCAATGTGTAATCCTGACTGATGGTGAAGCACCTCCTCTCAAGTATCATAAAGAGTTTCTTGGTCGAAAAGTATACGACACAGAACCATATCTCGGAGTCAATAGTCTTAATGGAGATTCATTTATCCGTGATCGCAAAACCGGACACACATACTCTATGATGCAAGACTGGAATGACCAGTCAAGATTCAGTCATACTGGTGCGATGCTTAAACTTCTCCGTAATCGTATGCCTTCAGTCAACTTTATTGGTATTCGTGTTCTTGCTCCTCGTGATGCAAACTACTTCATCCGCCAACATGCACCAAACTTTAATGATTATGCTAAAATTCAACGTCAATGGAAAAAAGACAAGTCCTTTACTCTTACCGAGTCTGGGTATCATAAGTATTTCGGATTATCTGCTAGTGCGATGAATCAGGACACAGATTTTGAAGTCAAAGAAGATGCTACAAAGACACAGATCAAGACTGCTTTTGTTAAGAGTCTGAGAACCAAGAAGATGAATAAAAAAGTTTTAGGTGAGTTTATCGAACTCATTGCATAAATATTTAAAACCTCATCATTTAAAGCTATGTCTAAATTCGGAGATTTAGTTAAGGGAAAAAAAGAAGCACCAGCACCTGCTGCTCCTACCCCCCCTTCCCCTGTAGCAGCACCTACCCCTGTCGCTAAAACAATGGGTGATATGTCTAAAATTGAACTTGAGGAACTTGGTCGCACCAAAGGTATCGAACTTGACCGCCGTAAGAGCAAGTCGAAACTTATCAAGGAACTCAAGGACATTGGGTGAACCAATCTTACAACTGTCTGAATGGGGGTCACAAGACCCCCTTTTTGGTCTATAATAACTTCAGTTGAAACAAAGCACACAACATCATGTCTCTCTCTTCCGAGTACATTCGCACTTCACTTCAATCCATGTATGGCGAGTCTGTCACCAGTGGCGATATTCGAGCATGGTGTGCAATGAATGGTGCTAATTATCAAACCGTTTCTAAAAAAATTGATGAATATAAAACTGGTCGTGGAAAATGGAATTTGAGTGTGCCTGAACAACTTGAGCAAACTTATCAGGCACCCCCTGCAATGCCTGCAATTGAACAGAATCTAATTCCTGATAAAGATGATACCTTCGTCAAGTTTGGTAACTTTGGTGATCTTAAAAAAATTATTCAATCCCGTCTATTCTATCCAGCATTCATTACTGGTCTTTCTGGAAATGGTAAAACGTTCTCGGTTGAGCAAGCATGTGCTCAACTTGGTAGAGAACTTATCCGTGTAAACATTACTATTGAAACTGATGAAGATGATCTTATTGGCGGTTTCCGTCTTGTTAATGGCGAAACCGTCTGGCACAATGGCCCAGTCGTTGAAGCACTCCAGCGAGGAGCTGTCCTGCTCCTTGACGAGATCGACCTTGCCTCTAATAAAATTCTCTGTCTCCAGTCTATCCTTGAAGGAAATGGAGTCTTTCTCAAAAAAATTGGGCAGTTTGTCCGCCCCAGTGCAGGTTTCAACGTCATCGCAACCGCAAACACTAAAGGTAAAGGTTCAGATGATGGACGATTCATTGGAACTAACGTGCTCAATGAAGCATTCCTTGAGCGATTCCCAGTAACATTTGAGCAGCAGTATCCTAGCGTTAAGACCGAACAGAAGATTCTTGAAAACGTTGCTCAAACTCTGAATGTCGATGATGTAGACTTCTGTAAGCATCTGGTCGATTGGGGTGACATCATCCGTAAGACCTTCTACGATGGTGGTATTGAAGAAATCATCAGCACCCGTCGTCTAGTCCACATCATTCGTGCTTACAGCATCTTCAACGATAAGGCAAAGGCAATTCAAGTTTGCGTCAATCGTTTTGATGATGAAACCAAGCAGGCATTTATGGAACTTTATGACAAGGTTGATTTGGACTTCTCCATTTCAACAGAGGATGAAGATCGTATCTACGCAATTGACAACACCAATACAATCTGATATAATGACGAATGCTTGGTCCCTACTTTATGATGAAATGATAGAACATTCAAAGTATTATTATGATTACGATCGTAATAGAGATGCATCAGATCCATCCATGCCGCCATGGGGTCATAGTGATCTAGAATACCAAATCAACCTTGATATGAACAAAGAATCCGCCCGCTACAAGTATAGTGAGGATGAAATCCTCAAAGAACTGCAAGATTATATTGTCAGAACATATGATCAGCACTATTCTGCTGGTTCTGATAAAATTCAAACTCTTGATTTAATTGAAGCATGTGGTGATGGTGAGGCATTCTGCCGATCCAATATCCTCAAATATGCTTCTCGTTACGACAAGAAAGGAACCGCCCGCCGTGACATTATGAAGATTTTACACTATGCTGTACTTCTGATGCATTTCAATGACAAGAACGCTCAACGTGAAACTTACCCTCAGTGATGAAAATCCGAAATCCTATGAAACTGTCTGAAAAAACTGTTAATCTTTTGAAGAACTTTGCTTCTATCAATCAGTCTATTGCGTTCAAGAAGGGCAATACTCTCCGCACTATGTCCGTGATGAAGAACATCCTGGCAGAGGCAGAGATTGAAGAAGAGATTCCCCGTGACTTTGCAATTTATGACCTGGTTCAGTTCCTGAATGGTGTTACTCTACACGACAACCCTTCTATTGAATTCCCTAACGAGTCAAACCTGACCATCCGTGAGGGCAAGGATCGCAAGACCAAGTATTTCTTTGCAGACCCTAGTGTAATTGTTTCTCCTCCTGAGAAGTCTATTTCACTACCCACAGAGGACGTTTGCTTTAAACTTGATAGTACTCAATTGCAGTCGCTTCTGAAAGCGTCTGCGGTCTATCAACTCCCTGACCTGGTGGCAGTTGGTGAAGCAGGTGTGGTTAAACTGGTTGTTCGTGATAAGAAGAATGATACCTCTAACGAATACTCCATCAATGTTGGTCTGACTGATCAAGAGTTCAACTTTAACTTCAAGGTTGAGAACATCAAGATTCTCCCTGGAACCTATGAGGTTGTTATCTCCCAGAAACTTCTGGCACGATTTGTCAATACTAACTTTAATCTGACATACTTTATCGCACTTGAACCCGACTCAACGTTTGGCTGATGTCCCTATGAGAATAATAGGTAGTGGTCTGGTGATCATTGCCTATTTTGTTATCCTCCATGTAAATACAACTGTCGGTGTTGGTCTCCAAATGTTTGGAGATAGTATATCTATTCCTTACTTTATACGGACAAAATCTTGGGATGTTGTTACTATGATATCATTCCTACTAGTGATTTCCCTAACACATTTATTATGAATATTTTTGTGACTGATGAAAATCCATGGAAGTCAGCAGAAGTTCTACCTGACAAGCACATCGTTAAGATGCCTCTGGAGACCTGTCAGATGCTCTCTATCGTTGCCTCAGACAAGTGGGGGCATGGTTACGGTACACTGCCTAAGGCAGACGGCACACCTTATGCTACAGAGAAGGGAGCGTTCCGTAATCATCCTTGCACCAAGTGGGCAAACGAGACTGTAGAAAACTCTAGATGGTTGCTTGCTCATGGTATTGCATTATGTGAAGAGTATTTTAATCGATATGGTAAATGCCATACTTGCTTCAAGACCCTCCTTGCTGCTGATGAAATCATTCCTTATGTGAAATGGGATGATCACACTCCTTTTGTTCGCGCAATGCCTGAGGAGTTTAAGTTTGATGATAGTATTTCTACCATCGAAGCATACAAGATGTATATTGCATCTAAACCTTGGGTGTGCGATAATTACCTTCGTCTCCCCCATCGTAAACCTGATTGGATTTAATTATGAGTAACTTTATCTGGGTCGAGAAGTACCGACCACAGACTATTCAGGAATGTATTCTTCCTGAAGACACCAAGAAAATGTTCCAGGATTTTCTAAATAAGGGTGAGATCCCAAATATGCTACTGGCGGGACCTCCAGGAATTGGTAAGACTACAGTAGCAAAGGCACTGTGTAACGAACTAGGAGTAGATTTTTATGTCATCAATGGGTCCGATGAGGGACGATTCTTGGATACTGTCCGAAACAATGCGAAGAATTTCGCTTCGACCGTATCGCTTCAAGCAACTGCAAAACACAAAGTCATCATCATTGATGAGGCAGATAACACCTCCAACGATGTACAACTCTGCTTACGGGCGTTTATTGAGGAGTTTGCTAGCAACTGCAGATTCATCTTTACCTGCAACTACAAAAACAAAATCCTCGAACCACTTCATTCCCGTTGCACAGTGGTTGAGTTCGGAATCAAAGGAAAAGAACGAGCAAAAATTGCCAACGGTTTCTTCCTTAGACTTCAAGAAATCCTCACAGGCGAAGGCATCGAGTATCAAAACAAAGTACTCATTGAACTCATCGGAAAGCACTTCCCCGATTGGAGACGTGTCCTTAACGAATGTCAGCGATACTCCGTGGCTGGTAAGATTGATTCGGGGATCCTTGCGTCGTTTGGGGATATCGCAGTAAATGATCTTGTTAAGAATATTAAGGAAAAGAACTTTACGGAGGTTCGTAAGTGGATCGTTTCTAACCTGGACAATGATCCTAACGTATTATTGCGTCGTGCTTACGATGCTCTTTATGAAGTTCTGGACGGTCCTAGCATTGCTGCTGCTGTGCTCATTGTTGCTAAGTATCAATATCAATCTGCATTTGTTGCAGACCAAGAAATCAACCTACTGGCGGCGATGACTGAAATTATGGTTGAATGTGAATTTCGTTAAACAAATTATTAGGTAAATTAAAATGAATGTAAAATTGTTACGCATCAGCACTGGCGAAGAGATTGTTGCTGAGATTGTTGAAGAGAATGAAGAAAGTATCACTGTAAGGAATGGACTGGTCTGTGTTCCACAAGCACAAAGTGTTGGATTTATTCCTTGGGCAACTGTCGTTGATAAATTGGAACCTGAGATTACAGTAGGAAGACAATTCATTGTTTATGTTGCAAAAGTTGACCCCACTGTAAAAAACAAGTATTGTGAGATGTTCGGTGGAGTTACCACACCTGATAAGAAACTCATTCTATGATGAAGTCATATAAGACACCTTTGAGATATCCAGGCGGCAAGTCTCGTGCTTGTCAAAAGATGGATGTATATTTCCCTGACCTGAGAGAATATAAAGAATATCATGAACCATTTCTTGGTGGTGGTAGTGTCGCCATTCATGTCACTAAAAAGTATCCTCATTTAGATATCTGGGTCAATGACTTGTATGAACCTCTATATAACTTCTGGAGGGTCTTACAAGACTCTGGTGCTGATCTTGCCGAAAGAATTGGTGAACTGAAGTCACAACACCCTGAACCTGTATCCGCAAAGGATTTATTTTTAAAGTCTAAGGAAATTGTAAATGAATATACTGAATCGGATTTATCTCGCGCAGGTGCTTTTTATATTGTCAATAAGTGCTCTTTTTCTGGTCTCACCGAGTCGTCCTCCTTCAGCAAACAAGCAAGTGTCTCCAACTTCTCAATGCGAGGCATCGAAAAACTTCCAGGATACTCTCAACTAATCAAAGATTGGAAAATTACTAACCTCAGTTATGAAAAACTCCTCACAGACACCAAGTCTTGTTTCACCTACCTTGACCCCCCATACGACATACGAGATAACCTTTATGGAAGGAAGGGGAGTATGCATAACGGATTCAACCACGACGATTTTGCTGCCGATTGTGATAGGTCTATTGGTCCTCAACTCATATCTTACAATTCGTCTCAACTGGTCAAAGAAAGGTTCCAAGGGTGGGAAGTAGGAGAGTTTGATCTTACATACACAATGAGATCTGTAGGCGAATATATGCGCGAGCAAAAAGAACGAAAGGAACTTTTACTTTTTAACTATGACAAACCCCAATCAGTTATATGAGGACATGGGAAAACTCAATGCACTCTATGAGGAGTTGCTTTGGGACCATGACGATGTTCTTGAGTTTGTAGCAGATTATAAGAACGATCAGATTATTATTAGGAATAGGGGGAAAGAATGAAATTGGAACTAAAAGATTGGTTGAATTCCATCAACATTAACAAGAGAGATCTTCGCCTTGAAGATCCAGACGCAAAATATCCAGCATACATTGTGAATCGCTGCATGTCCGGTCAACTGGACACGGTTTTGTATGCGAATGAAATGAACTTGAACTCACACTTAGACCCGAATCTCCAGTATTCGTTCATGCTAAATAGTGTGAGGAAACGGAAAAGATTCTCTCCGTGGCTCCGCAAGGACGAGATCAGAGATTTAGATTATGTCAAACGTTATTATGGATATAATAACGAGAAAGCAAAACAGGCTCTGAGCATTCTTACCAAAGAACAATTATTATTCATTAAATCTAAATTTGAGACTGGAGGAAAAAGATGATTCAAGAACCTGAAGTTCGCTGGTCGGCGGATCAGATGATCGAAGTTACCCTAAATGAACCCGATGACTTTCTTAAGGTTCGTGAAACTCTGACACGTATCGGGGTTGCATCCCGTAAAGAGAAAAAGATTTATCAGTCCTGCCATATTCTGCATAAGCAGGGACGGTATTACATTGTCCACTTTAAGGAACTGTTTGCCTTGGACGGTAAGCACGCTAACCTGACAGTGAATGATGTCCAGAGACGTAACAGAATTATTCAACTGCTCTGTGACTGGGGTCTGGTCAGTGTTATTGAACCAGAGAAAGTTACAGACATTGCACCCTTGAATCAAATCAAGGTGCTGGCGTATAAAGAAAAGCACGAATGGGTGCTAGAGACCAAGTATAATATTGGCAAGAAGAAGAAAGTAGAAGGAACCGAATGATACAGGACCCCTTGACGGGGGTCTTTTTTTATGCTATATTTTTTGAGTTAACCTCCCACAACCTCCTTTTGGTTAGTGGTTTTCGTATTTACACCGAGGTATTTTGTGACTGTTAAAAGAGGTGATGGTACTACTGTGCCTTTCTTGCCGATTAAAGAAAGTGGAGATATCGATTCATATTGGATGTCTTATGATGAATATGCTGCTCTTCCTGAAGTATTCTGTCAACGTAATACTGAAGGTCGTCTAAGTAAATCAATAAAACATCTTTCTAAACTTCTTCCTGAACATTGTGTTGTTTTTGTCGCTAAACTGACTGTAAAGGATGAACTTTTTG